AACTGGAGCGCGTCGGGTTGAAGCGCGAGGTACGGCGGCGAGAGGCCATCGACATCGGGCCGTGCGAGTGTGGCGCATGACCAGCCTGTCAGAGCGTGACACCAAACCGACATCAGCGAGGGCGGCGAACGGCACTCGGAACGCCTGCTCGTTCCTCTATTCCAGGGCCAAGAGAGCCGCCCAGGCGCTCGGATTCGAGCGTGTCATCACAAAGACGCTGCCAGAGGAATCCGGCGCAAGCCTGCGAGCCGTCGGTGCGACGCAGGTTGGTATCTCTCGGGCGCAGCAGTGGGACCGCGTCAATCGACGCCGGAAGACGGCGCCGCTCAGTCCGAAGTTACGGTGGGACCTGTGAGCGCAGATAACGTGACGCCGGAAGACCTCGACTTCTCTTCGGTGTGGGTATGAGCCAGGCTCCGCTCTTCGACGTCGACCCGCAAGCCCGCCGTGCCTTTGATTGGTACGCAACGCCGCGGCATCAGACGCGTGCGCTTCTCGCACGCGAAGCCGTCTTTGGCCCGGTCCTGGAGCCCTGCGTCGGCGACGGCGCGATCGTGAGCGTGCTGCAGAAGAACGTCAGTCCACAACTCCAGGTCATCACGAACGACATCGATCCCGGGTGGATGGCCGACTCTCACCTCGACATCACCAGGCCGGAGACGTGGGACCAATTCGGGCCGTGGCGCGAGTGCGTGACGAACTTCCCGTTCAATGTCGCCGACCAGGTGGTGCCGTTGGCGCACGAACGACTACAGCCAGGCGGGCTGCTGGCGGTCATCCTGAGGCTCTCCTGGTTGGAGCCGACCGGTGAAGAAGGTGACGATTTCATCCGCGGGAACTGGCTCGACAAACATCCACCGCACCGGCTGATCGTGCTCCCGCGCCATGACTACCGCGGCAACGGGAAGACCGACTCCGTCACGTCAGCCTGGTTTTGCTGGTACGGGTCGTCAGGCGCGCGCGGCATCTCCGTCGTGAGCAAGGCCGAGCGGGATCGCTACATCGCAGAGGAGCGGCTGCGGTGACTCTCTTCGCCCCATTCCCCTGGTTCGGCGGAAAGCGCCGCATCGCCCCGATGGTGTGGGAGCGGCTCGGCGACGTCGCCAGCTACAACGAGCCGTTCGCCGGCAGCCTGGCCGTGCTGCTCGGCCGCCCGACGGAACCGCGCATCGAGACCGTCAACGACCTCGACTGTTACCTGTCGAACTTCTGGCGGGCGCTGCGTGAGGCCCCAGAACGTGTCGCTGAGTGGGCCGACTATCCCGTGAACGAGGTGGACCTTCATGCGCGACACCGCTGGCTCGTCGAGCAGAAGGACTTCCGGGAGCGGATGCGACGCGACCCGGACTACTTCGACGCCAAGGTCGCCGGCTGGTGGGTGTGGGGCCAGTGCTTGTGGATCGGATCTGGCTGGTGCGAGGCGACCGAGCCGCCGGCTGAACACGAGCGGCCAGAGTCGATGTCGAATGTCGCGAAGGGTGTCAACAAGGCCGAGTGGACAGGGCGCGCGAATGCCGGCCGGTATGCGCGCGGCATCAACGCGGAGCGCGTCCAGTTCAATCGAAACGGACAGGGGACAGTCCACCAGCAGCGTCGGCCGCAGTTATCGAACGACCAAGGCATCGTTACGTGGCAGAAGCGCCCGAAGCTTCGAGGGCGCTGGGACGATGGCATCGCGACCAGGCGGTGGCAGGGCGGCGGCGCCGGCGGCGGATCAGGTGTACATGCGCCGCGGTTGACGTGGCATCACCAGCAGGCGCCTGACCTCTCCGGTTCGCGTGGCGCCTCTGGGCGAGGCGTGCATCGACTCGGGCTCTCAGAGGGCCTGCACGGCTACCTCGCGGCGCTCTCGCAGCGACTGCGCCGGGTCCGCGTCTGCTGCGGTGATTGGGAACGCGTGCTCACGCCATCGGTCACGACCTATATCGGCGTGACCGGCATCTTGTTCGACCCTCCCTACAAGCACGAGCTGCGGTCGCGGTGCTACGCCGTCGACCAGGACGTGAGTGCTGATGTGCGCGCGTGGTGCCTCGCGCACGGCGAAGATCCCAAATTACGGATCGCGCTCTGCGGCTACGAGGGCGAGCACGAGATGCCAGACACCTGGGAGTGCGTGCCCTGGCGCGCACACGGTGGGTACAGCCGATCCGCCCGTGGGAGGGCGAATCGCGACGCCGAGCGCGTGTGGTTCTCCCCGCACTGTCTTCGCCCATCCGATCGGCTTCCACTCGGAGGCGAGCACGAGGAGTCGATGGAGTTCTGTGCATGTTGAAGCTCGCCGAAGACCTGAAACTACCGCTCGATGCGGTCACGCAAACCATCGCGATCCTCGCGAAACGCCGAGCCGGCAAGAGCTACACGATGCGTCGCCTGGTCGAGCAGCTCGTCAAGGCCGGCCAGCAGGTCGTCCTCGTGGACCCAAAGGGCGACCAGCACGGCATCCGCTCATCAGCCGATGGGAAGGGCCCTGGTCTGCCGGTCATCATCCTCGGCGGCGAGCACGCGGATGTGCCGCTCGAATCAGGCGGGGGCGAGGTGGTGGCGAAGCTCGTGGTTGAGGAGCGGGTCAACATCGTCATCGACCTCTCGCTCTTCAGGAAGCACGAGGTCGCGACGTTCATGACGGGCTTCCTTGAGAACCTGTATCGCCTGAAGGCGCGCGAAGCCTACCGCACGCCGGTGATGCTGGTGATTGACGAGGCCGACGCAGTCGCGCCACAGAAGCCGCAGAAGGGCGAGGAGCGCATGCTCGGCGCCGCCGAGGACATCGTGCGCCGCGGCGGTCAGCGCGGCATCGGCTGCACGCTTGTGAGTCAGCGTAGTGCCGTCCTGAACAAAAACGTCCTGACCCAGGCGCAGATCCTCGTGGCACTCCGGACGATCGCGCCGCAGGACCTCGACGCGATGAAGGCCTGGATAGACGTCCACGGCAGCGAGGACGAGCGGAGGATGCTGATGTCGTCACTGCCGTCGCTGCCGGTCGGTGACGCCTGGTTCTGGTCGCCGGGATGGCCAACCGTCGACGGGATCTTCCGGCGCGTCCATGTGCTGCCGATCGAAACATTCGACTCTGGCGCGACGCCTGAGCCAGGGAAGAAGCGGTCCGAGCCGAAGGCGGTCGCGGAGGTCGACATCGACGCGCTCCGGAAGCACATGGCGGCGACGATTGAGAAGGCGAAGGCGGATGACCCGCGTGAGCTCAGGAAGCGGATCGCCGAGTTGGAGCGGCAGGTTCGGAATACTGGTACTCCGCAATCCGGAAAATCCCCATTCCGCGAGCCGAAGGTCGTCGAGAAGCCGGTCGTCACCGACGCGCAGCTCGCCCGGCTGGAAAAGCAGACCGCGGCCGTGACTGCGGCACTCGATCGCGCGGCCTCCATCTTCGCCAAACCGCTCGGGCCGCTCGCCGAGTCCTGCCAGAGGCTGGCGTCGGCGGTGAATCTGGTGCGCCGGCCGGCGCCATCACATGCCCACGTCAACAACAGCACTGGGGCGAGGAGTCCGGTTCAACCGCGTGGTGGATCGGCTCCTCGCCCGCGGGGTGACGCGTCAGACTCGAAGCTCCCGCCGGGAGAGAAGGCCACGCTCATCGCGGCCGCGCAGTATCCAGATGGCCTGACGCGCGAGCAGGCGAGCATCCTCACCGGCTACAAGCGGTCGTCGCGCGATGCGTACATCCAGCGGCTCGTCGGCCGCGGCTACGTCGAGGTCGCCAGCAACCTGGTCGTTGCGACCGAGGCAGGCGTCGCCGCGCTGGGTGAGGCCTTCGAACCGCTGCCGACAGGCGAGGCGCTCCGGTCGTACTGGCTGAACCGGTTGCCGCCAGGCGAGAAGGCGGTCCTCGAGATCGCGATCGAACACTACCCGCACGACGTCCTGCGCGAACGCATCGACCAGAGCACCGGCTACAAGCGCTCGAGCAGGGACGCCTACATCCAACGACTGATTTCGCGCCGGCTGCTTTCGGCCGGACGCGGCACGGTCCGAGCCACCGAGGTGCTCTTCGAATGATTACCCTGGCTGAGAAGCGGGAGCGCCAGCGGCTGGCGACGGCGAGATATCGAGCGAGGCACCATGAGCGCCTCCGACTGTCACGCCTCCGTCCGCATCGACCGCTTCCACCGGCGATCGATCGTTTCTGGAGTCGCGTCGAGAAGCGCGAGGACGGATGCTGGGCGTGGACTGGCGGGCTCGGATCGCAGGGCTACGGCAACATCATCGACGACGCCAAGAAGCGAATCTACGCCCACCGCTTCTCGTATTCGATGTTTCGTGGAGACATCCCGCCAGGCCTTGAACTCGACCACCTGTGCCGCGTTCGTCGGTGCGTGAATCCGGACCACCTTGAAGTTGTCACGCGGAAGGTGAATAGCGACCGTGGCTTCGGACCATCCGGCATCAACAGCCGGAAGACGCACTGTATTCGAGGACATCCATTCGACGCCGCCAACACCGCGATCTACATCAGGAACGGTCGCCAAATTAGGCAATGCAAACAATGCGGTCGCATTCGGCTGCGTCATTGGAGGAAACGGTAGTGAAAGAGAGCAACGGCGTCAGGATGCGGTGCGATCAATGTAGCTGGACGTGCGTGATGCGGGCCGAGAACGAACTGCCTTCCGGTTGCAACCACATGGAAGAGGGCGTGCCGTTCTGCCCGAATTGCAATCTACGAATGGTGCCGGCAGGGTCGGTGCCCGCGCGCGATCCGGCGCCAGTGATCGAGTTCCCCGGCGCGAAGTATCCCGGGGCCTCGGCGTCGCCAGGGCTCGGGGAAGGCCTCCCGTTAGCCGATCGCCTCGCGAAGATTCGGGAGGCCGAGCGCGAAGTCACCGAGGCAGAGGAGGACTGGGAGGACGCGAAGAAGGACGCGGCCGACGCAAAGAAGGTCTTCGACGGCAAGGTCACCACGCTGCGCACCCTGATCGAACGGCTCACGTCGGTCACAGCGCCTGCGCCGCTTCCGCTGTTCGATGCACCACCGGCCGAGTCACAGGCCAAGACGACGTGCGGCGCGATCGGTCCGGATGGCCATACCTGCACGCTCGGACCCGACCACGACAACCGGCACAAGCACGTCGTCGCCGATGCCGTGACTGGCGATGGGATCGAGGAGCTGGCGATCACCTGGGCGAACGAGGCCGAGGCGATGGCGGCGATCGTGGACGAGACGCACGCCTGCTTCCATCTCGGGCCTGACAACGTCTCGCACTGCACCCGCTCGAAGGGGCACGGCGGCCCACACGTCATGCATCACGTGATCGGCGAGGTCTTTGGCCAGGAGCTCGCGCGCTGGCCCCAGGAGACGCCCCAGGCCGCGAGTGAGCCAGCGGCCGAGGATCAGCCCGCCAAGCCAGAGGACGAGGCGCTGCCGCTGCCGAAGAAACGCGGCCGGCGGCACGAGGCGGAAGCGGCGCACGCGTAGCGACAAGCCGAGGGATCCCATGGGCTTCGTCACCCTGGACGACAACTTCTCGAACCACCCGAAGGTGGTGTCGGCCCGCACGCAGGAACGGACCGCTGTTGACCTGTACGTGTGCGGACTGTGCTACTGCCGGCGATACAACACGGAGGGGTTCATTCAGTCAGGCGCCGTCAACGGTCTTGGCGTGGCGTCGCCTCGAAAAGCCGTAGACGCATTGGTCTCGGCTCGCCTCTGGGACAGAGTCGACGGCGGGTTCGCCATCCACGACTACGCCTCCTGGTACCCGACAGACGACGCTCAGAAGGTCATCCGAGACGAGCTCAGGGAGAAGAAGCGGGCGGCTGGTCGAAAGGGTGGTCTGAGGTCATGGGAGGTCCGTTCTGCTTCAAGCACATCCGAAGCAGAAGTCGAAGCAGATTCGAAGCAGCCTGCTTCAAGTAGTGCTTCAACCTCTGCTCCAGCCCACAGTGGAGAGGGAGTCGGGATCGGATCTGCTTCAGTTCTTGGGGAAGGGGGTCTGGGGGGAACCGCTCCGCCGCTCGATCGCTGGTTCTTGGAGCTTTGCGATCGATACCCGGCGAACCGAGTGACGAGGGGTCGTCTGACGGAAGGCTTTTGGATTGAGCAGTTTCAGAAGGATCACCGTCCACCTTCCGACGTCTGGGCCGACATCCAGGACGGTCTTGCGAACCAGCTCGCCGGCCATGAATGGCGCGTCAAAGGCATGGTCCCGAAGCTCGAGAAGTGGCTGCGCGACGGATTGTGGCGGCAACGACACGACCCAGAGCCGCCGGCGGCGGAGCGGATGACGCGCTCGACCGCCACGACGTTCGGTGCTGCGGCCGAGATTCTCAACGCGCCCGACGTGCCAGGGACGGATCGGCGATGAACCTCCACGAGTGCACGATTGCGCTTGCCACGCTCGCGAAGGCGCTCGGCGCGACCCTCGATGGGCCAACGTTCAGGGCGTACCACCAGGCGCTTTCGGATGTTCCGGCTGGTGTGTTCGAGGCGGCGTGCATGGTTGCCGCGCGTGCGCCTCGGCAGCCGTTCGAGCCAAAGTTTCCGACGGCGCCGACGCTGCGGCAACTCGCCGAAGGCGCCCGCCGCGACGTAGTTGACCGGATGAAATGGGCACCCTGCGAAGCGTGTATCGACCAACACGGCTGGGTCACCCGAGACGACGGTCGTGTCGAGCGGTGTGCGTGCTGGAAGGCGCACCAGCAGCGGATCGCGACGACCGGTCTGGCCACGCCGTTGGCTCTACCGGCGCCGGAGCCAGCTGAGGAGGTCGCGTGATCACATTCCGCCTCTCGTGCGTGCCGCCGAAGGCTTCAATCTTCGACGTGCGCCCACGTCTTGCGTTGAACAACATTACGGACGGTGTTTTCACCGCAACGGAAGGCCCTCGCGAGCGAGGCGATGGATGTACCACGCTGGTGCTGATCACGCATGATGCGGACCGCATCAACAGAAAGCAACGAAAGACCTTGTTTCTCACCCTTCGAGGTGCGGCCCTTCTTGTCTCGATCGTCGTTGTTGTCAGCGGCCGTGCCGAGGAACAAGTGCGCCGGGTTGACGCACGCGCGAACGTCACAGGTGTGGCAAACAAAGACGTCGGCTGGAACATCGGCCTTATTGAACAACTTGTAAGCCATGCGGTGAGCCGGAGTGAGGCGCCGCTGGTTGTGTCCGACGCGCACCGTGGTCCTTCCATAACCTGTTTTGGGGTCCGTGAAGCCGGTCCACAACCAGCACCAGTCTGTGACCTCGACGTGTCGCATAAAGCGGGAGAGCCTATCCATCTCACTGTGAACGTAAACACCGGTGGGCATCCAGATGTCTCCTGAGTTTGCGCCGATGGTAGCACCAGTTAAAGCCGGAATTGTGTTCCGTCTCGCCTGTATTCCGCCAAAAACAAGCCATCACGCCAAGCACATCGTCCGGCTGAAGACGAAGGAGGGCCGCCAGTTCAGCACGCTCGCCGACAACGCACCCTTGGTCGCCGCCAAGGCACTGCTTGAGGAGCTCCTGCTGCCACATCAGCCGGCGTCGCCGATAGCTGGCGCCGTCGCGCTCTCGCTCGAGTTCACCTGGCCGTGGTCGTCGGACCATCGGAAGCGAGACCGCGCGCTCGGGCGGATGGTACACACCGGTCACGTCGACCTGACGAACGTCACGAAGACCATTGAGGACCGGCTCAAGGTGCTCCGGTTTATCGAGGACGACTGCTTCGTCGTCGAGCTCCACGTCCGGAAGTGGTGGGGCGCCGAGCCGGGTATCGTCGTCGCCATCGCGCCGGCGGGGTCGCCGCAGTCATGGGCCGCTCCGTCGGTGTCCGCGCCGTCACTCTTCGAAGCGCGGTGATGCCCGCCGCTGATGCGCTCGACTCACCGACGACGATGACCGACCAGGTGGAAGACCGTCCCCTCACTGTGCGGGAGTGCACGCAGCGGCTTGGTATCTACGGCGTGAAGTCGATGACGTTCGTCCGGGACGAAATCAAGGCCGGGCGTCTCGAGGCCATCGTCTACCAGCGCGACGGATGCACGCGGTACCACGTGAAGGCATCCGACCTCGAGGCCTACATCGCGAAGCACTGGCGGTACACGGGGCCTACGACTAGCACGCGGTCAACGCGGCGCACGTAGTCAACGCGGTCAACGCAGTCAACGCAGCGCACGTGGTCAACGCGTGCACACGCACCCACTTTATTTCGAGATCCCACTTCAGTAGCGTGACCGGCCATGCTCAGCCTGGCCGGGATGCACACGCCCAACAGCGCCAACCAGCGCTGGTCCAAGTGGGTCATCGTCGTCTCGCCTGGCGGCCTCAAGCGGCCGTCGTTCCAGGAAATCAAGCTCAATGCGGCCCGCTTCGCCCGGACGCGATTCGGGCAGGCGGCGGCCATGAAGGTCGCCGAGCATTACGATGACGCCGGGCAGCGCATCATCGAGATCACGGTCCGAAGCGAAGGGCACCCGGTCCACGAACAGGCGTATGTCGCGTACATGCGCGACCAGTGGCAGGACTGGGCGTGGAAGGGGTTCGGCAACGCGGCGACCGTTTCGATCATCGAGGCGAAGCTCGAGGCCGGATCGCGCCAGGACGGCACGCCGCCGGAACAACTCATCATGTGCGCGCCGCTCCGGATTCACGATTGGCCGGTGCGCCGTGACTGATCGCTGCTGCGGCTGCGGCGCCGAGGCGCCCAACAGCCAATGGGTGGCAGTTATCAAAGAGCTCGGCTCAGATTGCTTCGTGCATCGCGCGATCTGCCAGATGTGCTACGTGCAGCCGGCGCGCCGGCCAGGTCTGAAGGCTCACTTTTTCCCCCGGCCCTATGGCGCGGTCGCGGCACAGGCCGCTGGCGCCACGCAGGGCATCACCGCATAGGAGTCGACCGATGGCCAACGCCCTGTACAACACCTTCAAGCAAGACCTCCTCAACGCCGGATCGGTCCCCTTCGATCTGAACTCGGATGTCATCAAGGCGAGCCTGATCGACGGCGCCGATTACACCTTCAGCGCGGCGCATGACGAGTACTCGGGCGGCGCCACCGACGTTGCGGCAGGCGCGAAGGTCGCGGAGTCGAGCGGCCTCGGGTCGCCGACGATCGTCAACGGGACCTTCGACACCGCGGACTTCACGTGGAGTACGGTGACTGGCGACCAGTCGGAGATCGTGCTCCTGTGGGACGACACGCTCACGAACGATCGGCTGATCGCCTACTACGACACCGGGATGACCGGGATGCCGGTGACGCCATCTGGCGGAAATATTAATTTCACCGTGCATGCATCTGGATGGTTCGCGCTGATGCTCGCGTATCTATTTGTTATTCCGTCGCTTATCGGATAGCAAAAAGATATACTGGCGGTCATGATACCGCCAAAAGAAAAGACGTGCCTGCGCTGTGGAGGGTCGTTCGTTGGAACCGGTAACCGTCAGGTCTACTGCAGCCCTGCGTGTCGGAATCCAGAAGCGACCTGCGTCGTCTGCGGCTCGGTCTTCAATCCGAGTCGCCACGCGAGCAAGGAAACCTGCTCGCACTCTTGCGCCGCGAAGCGGATGTGGCAGCTTCGCGGCGGTAAGCAAATCGGCCAGTGCAAGCGGTGCGGTGGGCCGTTCGACGCCACCCAACGGAAGGCCTACTGCTCGAAGGCCTGCGCGGTCGCGGCGAGCATCAAGCGGAGCTCATGTCGTCAGTGCGGCGAACCGTGCAAAGAGTCGCGCGCGAAGTTCTGCTCACATCACTGCAAGGCGGTCTGGCAGAACGGCAAACGGGGCATCGGTCGCCATCCAGAAGGCGCGATCGTTCCAGCTGGCGGCGACGGCTACCTCCGGATTCGCGTCAACGGCGAGTGGGTGCTCCACCACCGCTACGTCATGGAGCAAAAGATCGGGCGCCCTCTTGAGCCGTACGAGAACGTGCATCACATCAACGGCCGGAGAGACGACAACCGTCCCGATAACCTCGAGCTCTGGAAGCGACGCCAGCCGCACGGCGTTCGCTCCGCCGATTACCACTGCCCAGGCTGTCGCTGCTTTATGTAGCGCGTGCCTGGCTCGGGAGGCCACAGGAGGGCCGACCCATATGCGTCTATTCGCTTCGATCGCGTGCGTGTGTCTGCTGTCTGTCGGCGTGTTTTCGGCGCCGAAGGTGCCCACCGGCACACTTGACCTGAATCCAGGTTCCACGCTCGTCTATCACGCTCAATTCTGGTTCGACTACACGATTTCAGGCAGTAATTCGTGGAACCCGTATATCGAGGTGCTTTGCTACCAGGCCGGCGTGCTCATCGCAGGCGACCAGAAGCCGGCCTCGTTCCAGGCCGTCAACCACTTCATCATCGGATGGGGTGAAGGTGACCCGCTGCAGTCGGCACAGTGTCTCGCACGGCTGACTCAGTTCGTCCGCTCTGGCTGGAAAGACCCAGGCCAGCTGCACGTGCTCGATACGGTGACGTTCGACATCACCCCCTGATGGCAACAACGGTCTACTGCTGCGGCGGGGAGTGTGGAATTTTTGACGGGACCCATATCGCCACGGTCTCGGGTTCTCCAGCCTTCAGCACGACGACAGTTCGATCGGGCAGTCGGTCGATCCGTACGCAACACGCGGCCGGAGCGAGCACGACGTTCGGGACGGCCGGACACTCACCCGGCAACGAAGTCGGCCGAGCCTATGTCTACTTTGCCACGCTACCAGATAACGACGTCGACATCGTTACGATCAATGGGTTCGGGCTCAGATGTAAGACCGACAACAAAATCTATTCCTGGAAAACAGGTGCCGAGAGCGCCTCCGGTATCTCGGTCTCATCTGGGCAGTGGATCCGTCTAGACTGGAAACTTGACGACGCGTCTAATACGTTCGACGCGTCGGTCAACGGCTCAGCCCTTGGTCAACTCACGAGTGTCACGCTGAGCGCGTCTAGTGCGCAATTCGGCATCCTCACGCCGAGCGGGACATCGACAGCCGATCTGTTTTGGGATGACATCGCGCTGAGCGTGACCCTGGCTGACTATCCGCTCGGGGCAGGGATCGTCAATCATTTCGTTCCAACATCAGACGGCACGCACAACGTCGCCGGGACCGACGACTTCGAGCGAGGTAATACCGGAACCGACATCAACAACGCGACCACAACGGCGTATCAACTCGTCGATGACGCGCCGCTGCCGAGCGGTGCGGTCAGCGAGGCCGACTGTATCCGCATGGTGGCGCCTCCAAATTCAACCGATTACGTCGAGGTGGTGTTCGGTCCCGCATCTGGGATTAGCACGCCCACTGTAGCCCCGCGCGGCGTGGAAGTCATCGTCGTCCACCACCAGATTGCGACGACGAGCGGAAACATCAGGCTCGCCCTGAACGACAACGGCACCACGGACGACGTCCTGAATCTCACGGCGAACGGCGTCACCACGTATCGGTACGCGCGCAAGCACTACGCGGACCCTCCGTCGGCGGCATCGGCGTGGACGCTGAGTGGGAACGGAAACTTCAACAACGTACGCATACGTGGGTTCTCGTCTGACGCGAACCCGGATCAGTGCTGGGATGCGGCGCTCATCGAGGCCGAGTTCGCAGCCGTCGATGAACCTGTGGGCGCGTTCATTAGCTCGACCGCCGCTCTCATGGCTGGCGCGGTGGTGCTTGTGCTCTCTGGCGCGACCATCACGAGCGGGTCGCAGTTGTTCGCAGGGTCGTCAAATATTCTCGGTGAGTCGATCGCGAGCGCGGCGCAAATCTTCTCCGGAACGACGAGCCACACGCTGACCGGGGCCACCATCGCGAGCGGCTCAGCGCTCAATGCCGGATCAGGCGCGCTCGAAGTCAACGGTTCGACGGTAGCGGCAGGCTCTCAGGTCTTCGTCGGCGAGTCGTCGCTCGTGGTTGACGCCGCCACGATCGCGAGCACACTCCAGGTCTTTGCCGGCGTTGTCATCGGCGATCAGACGCTCGACGGCGCATTCATCAGCAGCGGACACGCCCTGACGTCCGGCGCGGTCGCGCTCGGTGTCGACGTGGCGGCGATAGGGGCTGGCACTCAACTCTTCGCCGGATCGACGTCGCAGGATGTCTCCGGCGCCACGATCTCGGCTGGCTCGCAATCGTTCGCCGGGACGGTGGCGCTCGGCATCGATGGGGCGTCGATCTCGGCCACGACCACGCTCAATGCAGGCAACGTCTCTGTCGATGTGTCCGGCGCCACGCTGGCGTCAGACGCGCAGCTCTTCGCAGGTTCCGTTGTGCTCGGCGTGGACGGGTCCACGATCACCGCAGGGCATCAGCTCTTTGCCGGCGTCGTCGCCGCTGAGCGGTCTGTTGATGGCGCCTTCATCCCCAGCGGTTCGAGCCTATCGGCTGGCTCAGTCGCGCTCGAGGTCGCCGGCCCGACGGTCGCCTCCGGGCACCAGCTCTTCTCGGGGACGGTCAGCCTCGATGTCATCGGCGCGACGATTGCGAGCGGGCACCAACTCTTCGCTGGGACGCTGATGGAAGAGGGCGCCATTGCCGGCGCCTCGATCCCGTCTGGCTCGCTTTTCCCGGGATCGGTCGGCCTTGACACGAGCGGCGGGACGATTCCTGGCGGTTCGACCACCGAGCCTGGCTCTGTCGCGCTTGGCGTCGCCGGCGCGACCATTCCCGGCGGCACGGTGCTCTTCAGCGGCGAGGCCGAGAATCTGAGCGGCCTTCTCGGGGCCTTCATCCCGAGCGGATCGGTGCTGTTCCCGGGGGCCGTGCGCCTCGGCCCGCTGCACATGCCCGTGCGCGTCTGCGTCGAAGACGCCACGCACGTCGGCCCATCGATCTCAGACATCGCGCACGTCGGTCCGACCATCGTGGCGGCGCATGTGGGGCCGACGATTGAGGCGTTCCACATCGCGTGCGGCGAGGATCGTCCCATCGTGAAGCCAGGCCGACGCCAATTCATCTGGGGCGCCTTCATCGAGTCTGACGCCGAGTTCTTCCCCGGCAGCGTTTTCGTGCCGTATGTCGTGTTCGGGGCAACGATTAACCCGACTGCCGAGCTCTTCCCTGGTACGGCGCTCCTCGAGCAAGCGGTCGAGGGCGGCACGATCGCCGGCGCTGCCGATGCCTTCCCTGGCGAGACCGCGCCAGCCATCGACGGCGCCACGATTCCGGCCGGGACGGCGCTCTTCGCGCCGACGGTGCTCAATGCCGGCGATCTGGCTGGTGCCTCCATAGAGGCCGGCTCTCAGGTCTTCCCGGGCAGCCTCACGCCAGACATCCTCGGCGATGCGATCCCGTCTGGCTCGACGCTTTTCGCTGGCGCCGTCCTGCTACTGGTCTCCGGCGGCACCGTCGAGTCAACTGGCGAGGTCTTCCCCGGCGAGGTCGCGCCAGAGATCCCGGGCGCCTTCATCGCCGCTGGCGCGCAGCTGTTCCCTGGCAGCGCCGTGACAACGCAGGCAGTCGATGGTGACTTCATCGCGTCCGTATCGACGCTGGCGCCAGGTGCGGCCGCGCTTGAGATCTCCGCCGAGGCGATTCCGTCAGGCGCGCAGCTGTTCCCTGGGGCGGCTGGCGTCACGCAGGAGATCTCCGGCGCCTCGATCGTGAGCTCGGCCGAACTCTTCGCGCCGACGGTGATCCCTGATGGCGACATCGGCGGCGCGACGATCGCCAGCGCCGCGCAACTCTTCAGCGGCGCCGCGGCCCTGGCGGCGTCGGGCGGCACGATCGCCAGCGGCGCCGCCGTGACGCCTGGATCGGTCGCCTTTGGGATCGCTGGCGGGACGCGCGCGGCCTCGAGCCAGGTCTTCGCTGGCCTGGCCGGGCTCGACATTAGCGGCCCGCACCGGAGCGCCTCGGCGCAGCTCTTCGCCGGCACGGTCGCGGCGATCCGGGACGTGTCCGGCGCCTTCATCGCCTCGGGCTCGAGCGTCGCGGCCGGATCGGTGGCCATGGCGACAAGCGGCGCCACGATCGCCTCAGGGAACCAGCGATTCGCCGGGACCTTGGCCTACACGGTGGCAGGCGGGACGAAGACGAGCGGGAGCCAGGTCTTCGCCGGCTCGATCGCCGGAGGATTCTCCATCTCGGGCGCGCATCTCGCCTCCGGCGCGGCGCTCTTCGCGGGCACGCTGCGGCTCAATGTCAGCGGCGCCACGATAGCGGCCGCGTCCACCTCCTACGCTGGCGTCATCGACACGGAAGGCACAGTGCTCCTCGAGGATGGGGACGACGTGCTGCTCGAGACCGGCGACCGTATGTTGAAGGGGTAACGCACATGGCCGATACCAAAGTCTCAGCCTTAGCCGCGACGACGGATCCGCTGCACAGCGATCTGATGTACGTCGTCGGCAATCCTGGCGGCACGCCGGTGCCGCGTCGGGCGACGCTCCGAAACGTGCTCAAGGGCTACGGGCAGAACATCCTGCACTATGGCGCCCTCGGCAACTCGAATTACAGCATCGGCGGCGGCCAGGACGACAGCGACTTCATTGAGGCCTGGCTCGCGGATCTCAAAGCCACCGGCGGCGCCTCGATCGGCTACGTGCCAGGGAACCGAACGTTTCGATTCACGCGCAAGATAACGATCCCGAACGGCGTCACGATCCAGGGTCTCGGCGGCTATGACAACGCGCAAGAGACACCTCCAACCTTCGTCTGGGATGGCGCTGACGGCGGGATTGGATTCGAGTTTACGACGGCGAATCAGAATGTCTTCGCGACCTCCGTCCGCAACATTTGCGTCACCAGCAAGGCGAGCGGGAATCGGCTCGGGACCGCCTTCAAGTTTGTGACGACTGGCGGCGCGGCCGGCAAGCTCGATTCCGGGACGTTCTTCGAGGACGTCTGGGTCCTGCTCACGAGCTCGCATGCCGTCGAGTTCGTCAACAACGGCGCAACCAATTTCGTCTGGCGCGGCGGGCGATTCGATTCGATCGGCGGCTACGCCCTAAAGATGAACCTCGGGGGATCGGGGAAGCAGTTCATCATGCGCGGCGAGAACATGACCTATCAGGGCGGCACGGCCGGACAGGGCATGGGGTTCATTTTTCTCGATGGCGAAACCGCGACGGCGAACGGGGATGGCCTGTCCTTCGTGACGATCGACGGGCTCCACACGGAGTGCAACCAGGACCCGGATACCACTTACAGCGCCGGCGTCAGGCCCTACGACAAGGCCGGGATGATTCGGCTCGGCGTCAAGCCGTCGCTGTCGACCAAGCAGCACGATCTCCAGATACGCGGCTGGCATCACAGTTTCCCAGGCGGGATCAAGTCGCACAGCTCCGTGCACATCACGGCGAGCTCTGGATCCTCGGTCGACGCGGCCGACAAGGTCTCGCTGAACATCCGCATGGCGCACACGTTGAGTTCCACGGATACCGGTGACGCAGGCACGACGAACGAGGTCCGCGTCCTGGCCGGGCTCGTGCCGTCTGAGCGCATGTGGCCATGGGTCGGGTGCGGGAACGTCGCCGAGTACGATCCGAGCGTCGGGCCCGACAACACGTCAAACGGCGTGCGGTCCTTCGTCTATCGGCGCGATGGCGCCGAGGCCCATCGCAGTATCGGCGGGATCGCCAGGACGGTTAGTCAGCTCGATGCGTTTCCCATCGGCCCATGCGGTCCGGTGCTTTGCACGGACTGCACGACGACGACGCTCGGGATCACCCCGGTCGGCGGAGGCTCGCACAAGATGCTGGTCTTCTACAACGGCGCGAATTGGCGAACCATCGCCGTCGCGAATTGAGGGCTCCAATGCAGGTCTTTCAAACCGCGATCAATGTCCGCGAAGGACAGTCGGGCGTGCTCGTCATGACGCTCCGCGACGAGAACGGCGATCTGGTCGAAACGGCCGCGCTCGATTCCGTCACGCTGGATCTCTATCGCTGGCACAATGGCGCCTCCGACACCATCAATGGCCGTGAGCAACTCGACGTGCTCAATGCCAACGGCGGCGCCTACTTCGACACGATCCAATCGATGCTGGACGAAGACGGGAACGATCAGCCGTACAACTTCCGCTTCGATTACGTGCCAGCCGACGTGCCGTTCTTCGGCGAGGATACCGGCAAGCATCAGACTGAAGTGCATATCGCGCACTTCCGCTTCACTTGGAATGGCGGCGCCGGATCGATGGCGCACGAGTTCAAGATGACCGTGACGAACTTCCGGCGGTTCCCTGTCGAGACGACGTAGCGCGCATGGATCCACGGGTCACGATCGTTATTCCCACCTATCAGCACGCCGCGTTCGTGCGCGAGGCCATTGCCTCGGCGCTGGCGCAGACCGAGCCCTGCCACGTCCTGGTCGTGGACGATGGATCGACCGATGAGACGGAAGCGGTGCTTGATTCGGTATGCAGCCAGGCGATTCGCAGCGGGCAGTCGATCGAGGTCGTCCGGATTCCGCACGGCGGTCCGAGCGTGGCGCGGAATGTCGGCATCGATCGCGTGCGCGGGGAGTTCGTGATGTTCCTCGATGCTGACGACGTCATCCTGCCGCACAAGGTGAAGACCCAACTCGACGCGTTCTCTGATGACGTCGGCTGGGTGCTGTGCGACGTGCAGATCGAAGACGACGTCCGCGGCAAGGTGACCACCGCCAGCGACCAGTACCGCTACGCACACCGCCAACTGGGCGGGTGGATTGCCCCGCAGCTCGAGGCGGCGAACTTCATCCCCTGTATGGCGCCGCTCGTCAGGACGACGGTCCTCCGCGAGCATCTGGTGCGGTTCCTCGACCGTCCGCGCGAAGACTGGGAGTTCTGGTACCACGTCGCGCGCGTCGCGCGGATGCGCTACGCCCCTGAAGTCCTGGCGATCTACCGGAAGCGCCGGGGCGGGCGGAACAGCGTGCCGGAGACGGCGCTGCTGCAGGCGGTGCCGCCGCTGCGCCTCAACCTCGGCTGCGGCACGCCAGGCGCGCTCTCGTGGCACCCCATGCCAGGCCTGGTAAACCTCGACCGATCCCTTGGGTGGTGCTTCGAGGACGGCCTGAGGCAGTTCGCCGACGGTACGGTCGATGGCATCACCGTGTCGCACGCGTTGATGTACGTGCACGAGGACGACTGGCCGAAGGTGTGCGCGGAATTCGCCCGGGTACTCCGCCCCGGTGGGGTCGTCCGCATTACTGAGGACGACACGGAGCACCCGCATTCGGCGCGTCGCGGCGGGTGGCGTGGCTCAGAGCCGGCCGTTACATTGACATCGCCAGGCTTCGTCCGCATGCATCTTGAATACGCCGGACTCACAGCGGTCAACGTTGACGCCTATACATCCAACTACATCGATGGGTCACTCTGCCAAGCACAGCACGGTCGCCCGCCCGATGTGTTCTTCCTCGAGGGCATCAAGCCATGAGCGCCGTCCTCTTTGCTCCGCACGCTGACGACGAGGCGCTGTTCGCCTGCTACACCGTGTTGCGCGTCCGCCCGCGGATTGTCATTTGCTACCTGAGCGAGCGTGACTACGGGGCCACGGACGTCAGGCTCGAGGAGAGCCGGGCGGCCATGCGGCTGTGCGGCGTTACCGAGGTCGAGCAGTGGCACGGCGGCGACCTGGTGGCGTTGATGCGAGAGTACGAGGCACAGCACAGTCCAGACGAGGCCTGGGCGCCACACGCGCAGGCGTCCCATCCCCATCACCTCGAGGCCTCGAAGGCCGCCGCGGAGGTGTTCGGCGAGCGGGTCCGCTGGTACCACACCTACGATGCCGGCGGGAAGGTCCGCTCCGGCCGCCTGGTGAGGCCGCGAAAGGGCTGGGCCGACATCAAGCGGCAGGCGCTGGCGTGCTACCAGACGCAGGCCACGCATCCCCGCGCGCGCGTCTTCTACGACGAGGCAGTCTACGAGCTCGACGAGTACGCCGCTGCTGCGCCGCTGCAGTCCTCGAAGAAGGCCGTGTGAGGGTTGGATATCAGGTGAGCGTGGACGTGCTGACGCATCGGGCGAACATGGCTGAGAACCGGCCGCCGGACCCGGTCATCGTCCTGACCGAGGTGCTCGACGGCGACGCGATGGGGTGGCAGAAATCGGTGCACCAGGTGCGATTTCTCGGTCCGTCGAGAACCGAATACGGATGGGGACCGGAGCGGGCGCACGCCAGGGGGACGCGGTTCGACGCTTCGGTCTGGGTGTTCACCGATGGGCCGATCGAATACCTCGACGCCGATCACCAGTGGCAGGTGGCGCCGGCATGCTGACCGTGGTTGCCTGGTCGTGGGGCGGCAAGTTCGGACCGGAATATCCGAATCGCCTGCGCGCTGGCCTACAGAAGCATCTCCACATCGACCACGAGCTCGTCGTCGTCACGGACGATCCGACCGGACTCCATCCGTGCATCCGGACGTTCCCGATCACCGAGTTCACCGACACCCCGCGCTGCCGGCGACGGATGAAGCAGTACAGCGCCGAGTTCGCCAGGGATATCGGCGCGACGCGCATCCTCGGGATCGATCTCGACGTCGTCATCGTGGACGACATCACGCCAATCGTGGACCGGCCAGAGCCGGTGGTGGGCTGGCTCGTCGGCTACGCGCGCGTCTTCTCGGGCAGCTTCGTGCTGTTCGATGCCGGCGCGCTCCATGGCGCGTGGCAACGATTCGCCGCTGACCCCGAAGACTATCCGCGACTCGCGTCACCACATGGCGTCGGGTCAGATCAGGCGATGCTCAATCACTACCTCGCGCACGAGGACGAATTCGGACCGACCGGAATCGTGCAGATCCCGCACTGGACCGAGGCCGATGGCTTCGTCACCTACTTCGGCCGTGGATACGAACGGCTCGAGCATCACGGCGTCGGTCCGAATCGGACGAGACTGCCATCCGGAGCTCGTGTCGTGGTGCTCGGGAGCGCCGACAAAGCGGTGATGGACGAGGGGCGATACGACTGGATCCGCGAGCATTGGGCGGAGGAGGCGATGGCGTGAAGCTCTCTGTCGACGAACACTGGTTGCGGTGGAGCCCGCAGCACTGGCTCTTTCTGGAGTTCTTCGTCAGCACGAAACGAACGCTAATCCAGCTGTGGGTGCATCCCTTCTCCTGGTGTTTCGGTTGGGACGATGGATTCGACGCAGACGACGATCGCAACGTGCGCGTAGGCCTCGGGCCGTTGCAGATTAGACGATATTGGCGGCGCCGATGATGCTCCTGACGATGATGCCATTCGCCACCGACAGGAACCTCGGCGCTGCCTACAACAAAGCGATGGCGCTGCTGCCAGATGGCGCGTGGGCAGCGCTGCTCGATCACGACGCCATGTGGACGACAAAGCGCTGGTATCACCAGATCCTCGACGCCATCGACTTCAAGCCCGACGCCGGTGCCTTCACCACCGTCACGAACCGCATCGCGGCGCCCTGGCAGCAGGTCGGCGACGCCGAGAACCACGAGATGGGGTACCACTACGGGATGGGCGAGCAACGCTGCAACGTGCGGACGCTGCTCGACATCACCGGCACGAAGGGCTTCGGCGGTGTGGTCATCGTGGTGTCGAAGGCGGCATGGCAACGGGTGGGCGGCTTCAAGGACGGCCTGCTGTGCGTCGACCACGGCCTGCACTTCGCGCTGCGGGCGGCGGGGTATCGCAACTGGCTGATCGAGGGGCTCTACGTCTACCACCGGCGACGGGCGTTCGGTGGTGAGCTCCCTAACGATACGCCGAGGGCGAAGGCGTGTCCGTGTCGAGGACCTGAGCCAACGCCAACGGTAAGGGTGAATCTGCCATGAGTGAAGCGATTCATGTCGAGGATGTCGATCCACTGCTCATCGAGATCGCGGCCTTCCTCCGGACAGTGTCGACGAAGAACCTGATGCTGCGCGACCTGATGCGGATCCGAAAGGAGGCCGACGACCTCGAGGTGAAGCTCGGCGAGTACATCGCCGCAAAGGCAGGCGGGGGGGAGGGGGGCGGCTTGGGTCCTTCCGAGAGCCCTGCTATGCGGGGGGGAACGGCGCGAAACGGCCCCAGCCAGTAGGCCCGCCAAGTGTTACAGGAAGTGTCCACACCAGGAGACGCCGCCAAGCCGCTGATGTCGCTGAACGCGTTCGCGAAGCGCCACGGCGTGTCGCACCAGTCGATGATGCGCGCGGTCGCTCGGGGCCGGCTCTCGGCGTCGCTGAGGACAGGGAAGGACGGCAAGCCGAAGGTCGCCGACGTGGAGCTCGCCGACCGCGAGTGGCGCGACAACGCCGACCACTCGAAGGCGCCAGCCTACGTCAAGGAAGGCCGCGATCCGTCGCAGGGTGGCCGCCCCGCGGCTGGTGCACCGCCCTCGGCGCTCTCGCTGGCATCCACCCGGGAGAAGGAGGCTCGGGCAGCCCTCGCCGAGCTCGAACTCGCGCGGAAAGCTGGTGAGCTCGTTCGGGCGGCGGACGTCGAAGCGGCGTGGACTGACCAGTGCGCGCAGCTGCAGACCGCGCTCCTCAGCATCACCGCCCAGATGAAGATGCTGCACCCTGACACGCCGCACGCCTGGCTGGCGTCGCTGCAGGAGCGGATCACGATCGCACTCGAGCTGCTGGCCACACCCGCGAAGGTCGCCTCGTGATCGCCGGTCTCGCCGACATCAACGCGATCCGCGCTCGAGCGCTCCAGGCGCTGCGGCCACCGCGACGCGTGAAGGGCTCCGTATGGGCCGACGAGCACTTCTATCTGTCGCCCGAGTCCGCCGCCGAGCCAGGCCGCTGGCGAACGTTGCCGTATCAGTGCGAACCGCTCGACGCGATGACGGATCCGGCGATCGAGCGCGTGACGTTCATGAAGAGCGCGCGCATCGGGTACACCAAGATGATGGGCGCCGCGATCGGGTCCTACGTCGCCCAGGACCCGTGCCCCATCCTGATCGTCCAGCCGACCCTTGACGACGCCGAGGGCTACAGCAAAGAAGAGATCGCGCCGATGCTGCGCGACTGCCCGACCCTCGCGAAGCTCTTTCCCGAGTCGAAGACGCGCGACACCGAGACGACCATCCTGCACAAGAAGTATCGCGGCGGCGTCCTGCACCTGGTGGGCGCGAACAGCGGCCGCGGGTTCCGTCGGGTGACGCGTCGGGTTGTCTGTCTCGACGAGGTCGAGACGTTCCCGTTGAGCGCCGGCAGCGACGGCGACCCGGTCCGCCTCGCGGAGAAGCGCGCCGAGACGTTCTGGAACCGCAAGTTCATCATCGGGAGCACGCCGCTGATCGCTGGAGTCAGCCGCATCGAGCGGTTGTTCCTCGCTGGCGACCAGCGTCGGTACTACGTGCCGTGCACGCAGTGCAGCGAGATGGCCTACCTCGTGTTCGACCAGGGCAGCGTCGACGCCACTGGCGCCCCCGTCGGGCATTTCATGAAGTGGCCGAAGGGTCGGCCGGAGCTGGCGCACTTCGTCTGCCGGGCGTGCGGCGGCGTGATCGAGCATAAGGACAAGCGCGCGATTGTGACGGCGGGAGAGTGGCGGGCGCACGCACCATTTGCCGGGCACGCGAGCTTCCACCTGTGGGCGGCGTACAGCTTCAGCCCGAACGCGACTTGGGCGCAGATCGCCACCGAGTACACCACCGCTGCGGCCGAGGGTCCGGAAGCGCTGAAGACCGTCGTCAACACCGTCCTCGGCCTCACCTGGAAGGAGAAGGGCGAAGCACCGCCGTGGGAGATCCTCTATCAGAGGCGCGCCATGTACCGAATCGGCACCTGCCCGGCGGGCGTGCTCTTCCTCACCGTCGGCGTGGACGTCCAGCGCGATCGCCTCGTCTACGAGGTTGTCGGCTGGGGCCGCGGGAAGCGCTCGTGGTCGATCGACGCGGACATCATCCCGGGCGATCCTGCGGACGAAACTGAGCGCGGCCCGTGGCTGAAGCTCGACGCGCTGCTGGATCGGACGTTCCCGTGCCAGAGTGGCGTCGCGCTCAAGTCCCAGATGCTCGCGATCGACAGCGGCGACAGCACGCAGCACGTCTACAACTGGGGCCGGAAGCATCCGATGTCGCGCGTCATCGCCACCAAGGGCGACAGCCGCGGCAGTGTGCTCATCGGAGCGCCGTCGCCCGTCGAGGTCACAGTCCGTGGCCGGAAGCTGAAGAAGGGTTACAAGGTCTGGCCGGTCAATCCGACCATCGCGAAGGGCGAGCTGTACGGCTGGCTCCGGCTTCACCCGGCGACGGACGAGGCGCGCGCGGCCGGCGCCACTGACCCACCGGGATTCTGCTCGTTTCCGCAGTACGGCGAGGACTACTTCAAGCAGGTGACCGCCGAGCAGCTCGTGACGACGAAGAACCGGAAGGGCTTCGTCGTGATGGAGTGGACGATCATCCCGGGCCGACAGAATCACTTCCTCGACTGCCGCGTCTACGCGCGCGCCGCGGCCGCGGTCGTCGGGCTCGATCGGTTCCAGGAAAGCGATTGGGCGACGCTCGAGCGGATCGTCGGCGTGGAGCCGTTGCCGCCGGTGGCACCGCCGGCCGTGGCGTCGACCACCGCGACGACGCCACCTCCGCCAGCGCCGGCGCCGCCAAGGCCGCAACCACGCCGCGCCCCGTGGCTCGGGAATCGGACAAGCGGATGGCTGCGAGGGCGACGATGAGCGAGCGGATCACGGCGTTGGCGAGGGCGCGCATTGACGCAATGCGCTTGTCGTCGGAAGAGAAGGTAGGCCTCTTCTATGGCCTGGTGTATTCGAATCAAGGAAGCAGCCCACTCTTGAGGATTACTGGACGGGTGGTTCGTATCGCTACCGAGGCAGACCGGGCCAAAGCGCGGACGTTGCTCCAGGACTGGTCTCCGCCGAAGGGGTTCGCGCTGTGAGCGAGCAAGCAAAGCCGCTCCTACCGGCCCACGTGTGGGCGAGAATTCAGAAGTTTCTCGCCGACGAGTGCTCTGGAGAGATTCGGATCACGATCGTCCATGGGGCTGTGCGAGACACCCACATTACGGAACAGGTCAGGGCGAGGCCGGCAGCTCCTCAGAATCGAGAACTGCGAGAAGGCGCCAGGCCGACACGGTAGGTGTTATTCTTCTGACGTTTCGGGCCTCTCGTGGCCACCCGGTGCGCTGGAGCCTTCGCGCTCCGTCCATCCCCGCGCATCGCGTCTCCCACGCATGCCCCTTGCCGGCCTTGGCGCCGGGATGGGGCGTGCCATGCCACCCGACACCACCACGTGGACTGACGAAGAAAAGGCCGCGTTCCAGCAGTCGATCATCGACCGCAAGGGCGCCCGCTCGATCGCGTTCGCGGACCAGCAGGTCGTCTTCGAATCCTCTGAGGACTCCCTTCGCCAGCTCGCGGTGATGCGCGGGTCGCGCACCCGCTACGCCGCCCATTCCAAGGGTGTGTGATGGCGACCGCTCCGACGAAGGTCGCGACGTTGCCGACGAACTGGCTCGATCGGCTCACGAGCCCGATCGCGCCGGTCTGGACGCTGAAGCGGCAGCGCGCCCGCGCCGCAGCGCACCTGCTCGCGCGGCACTACGAAGCCGCATCATCCGGCCGGCGCACGCGGGGCTGGCGCCGCTCGAGCGCGGACGTGAACGCCGTGGTCGGGCCAGCGCTGAGCCGGCTCCGCGACGTCGCGCGCGACCTGGTCCGCAACAACGCCTTCGCCGAGAGCGCGCTCTCGATCATCGTCGACCACACGGTCGGCTACGGGATCACGCCGCGGGCGCTCCCCAAGAACGCGACGGCCGAGGCCGCATGGAAAGCCTGGGGAGAGACGACCGCGTGCGATGCCGACGGGCGTCACGACTTCTACGGTCTGCAGAAGCTCGTCATGCGGACGGCCGCCGAGTCGGGCGAGGTACTCATCCGCCGTCGCTTCCGTCGCATGGATCCGGACGGCACGGTCGAGGGGGGCCTGCCGCTCCCGCTGCAGCTACAGGTGCTCGATCCGGATTTCATCGACACCTCGAAAGACACCTTGGCCCGCAGCTTCGCCGGTCGCGCTGGCACCCAGAACACCATCATCCAGGGAGTCGAGTTCGACGCGATCGGCCGCCGCGTCGCCTACTGGTTATTCAAGGAACACCCGGGCTCACTCACCGGCAGCTTCGGTGACTCTGTCCGCGTGCCGGCCGAGAGCGTGCTCCACGTGTTCCGCGGGCTCCGCCCAGGCCAGGTGCGCGGGCCCTCCTGGTTCGCGCCGGTGCTGCTGCGGTTCAAGGACTTCGACGAACTCGCCGATGCGGCGCTGATCAAGCAGAAGATCGCCGCGTGCCTCGCGATCGTGACGACCGATGTCGATGGCTCGGCGCCGGCGTTGGGCACGGCTGACGACACCGATACCCCGGGGATTGATGCGCTCGAGCCTGGCGCGATCCTGAACATTCCGCCGGGCCGGAGCGTGGACGTCGTCGAACCGCCGCAGGTCCGCGAGTACGGCGACTTCAGCAAGACGATCCTGCGCGAGCTGGCGTCAGGCCTCGGCGTCACGTACGAGGACTTGACCGGGGACTACTCGGACATGAACTTCTCCTCGTCGCGCGCCTCCCACCTGAAGCACTGGCAGCGAGTCGACGAGTGGCGCTGGCGGATGCTGATCCCGCAGTTCTGCGATCCGGCGTTCGCCTGGTTCGTGCAGGCCGCCACGATCGCCGGGCAGATCCGCGGTGAGGTGACGAGCGCCAGGTGGAGCCCGCCTCCGACACCGATGGTCGATCCGGTCAACGAGGGACTCGCCTATCAGCGGAACATTCGCAACGGGTTCCAAACACTGCCCGAGGTGATCCGCGAGCTCGGCTACGACCCGCAGGAGCAGTTCGACGAGATCGCGGACACCAACGCGACGCTCGACCGGCTGAAAATCGTTCTCGACAGCGACCCTCGGCGGATGACACAAGCCGGGCAGGCACAGGCAGCGCTGACGGCAGTGACTGCTCCCGCCGACGCCGAGCAGAGCCGCGGCGCCGTTCTCCACGCCATCAGCCGGCGATGACAGAGCCGCGCCTCGAGGCGTGCTACTTCGAGCAGCCGGGCAGCGATGGCCGGTGGCCAAGGCTCGCCGCGGTGCTCGAGCGTACCGCCATCGAGCACTGCCCGGGGTGGCAGGTCGCCGTGCGAAGGATCCCCTGCCAGGCGGGCCAGCACGGCATGCGGCAGTGGCTCTTCGAGAGCAACTCGCTGAAGCTCGAGCACTGGAATGCGCTGGTGCAGCAGGCGCCAGACGGCGACCGGATCCTGCTGATCGACGCCGACATGCTGGTCGTGAGGCCGCTCGATCCGGTCTGGGACCGGCCGTTTGACGTGGCGTATACCGTTCGGCCCTCGGGGGCGAAGTTTCCGCTCAACGGTGGTGTCGTGGCGGTCCGCGTGGGCGCCGCCTCAAGGGCGTTCATGCAGGCGTGGGCCGCGGAAAACCGCCGGATGCTGAATGACCAGGCGCACCACAACCGGTGGCGCCAGCGCTTCGGCGGGATCAACCAGGCCGCGCTCGGCGCTTTGCTCGCCGCCGGCGTCAGGGGGCAGTTCGCGACGCTGCCGTGCCTCGAGTGGAATTGCGAGGACTCGTGCTGGGGAAAGTTCGATCCGGCCGTGACGCGCCTCGTGCACATCAAGAGCGAACTGCGGCTGGCCTGTCGGTCGCGGGCCGACCAGCGCGGGCGGTGGCAGCCCATCGTGGACCGGTGGCGAGCGGCTGACCGAGAGAGCCTGAGGGCGTCGGCATGATCGACCCGGCTTCGCTCAAGAACCGCGCGGTGATGCGGCCAGGATTCACCGACCGGCAAGAGACCGCCGTGGCGTGGGTCGAGCGCTACTACGAGGTGGCGATGGAACTGCCGTCAACCGGGTGGCTCGCGAGGCGGATGTCTATCAGCCGCAAACGCGCGTGGGAGCACATGGCGGCCATTCGCGAGAAGCTCGAACGGAGCGCCAGGCGCCACCCTTAACGTTTTGCTACGTTCCCAAGGCGCCAGATCAGGTGGCACCTTCGGGCTCGTGCCCACGGCTGATCAGCCGACGCTACAGACCACCGTCGAACTGCCACCGCTCTCCAGGCTTGCCACGATTACCCCGGCGAGTATCGACGAAGAGACCAGAACCGTCGAGGTGACGTTCACGACCGGCGCCGCTGTCAAGCGCTTCGACTGGCGTACGGGCGAACTCTTCCTCGAAAAGCTCTCGCTCAAACCGGAGCACGTCCGCCTTGATCGCTTGAACGCTGGGGCGCCAGTGCTCGACTCTCATTCCGGCTGGCGGCTGGCGAATCAGCTTGGCGTCGTGGACGAGGCGAGCATCGACGGAAAGCGCGGCCGCGCCACGCTCCGGATGTCGCAACGCCCCGAAGTGGACGGCACGTGGCTGGACATCAAGACGAAGGTTGTCCGCAACGTCAGCGTCGGGTACGAGGTCCACGCCTATCAGGACGTCCCGCAGAAGGACGACTCCAAGCTCCGGACACGGATCGCCGTCGACTGGGAACCCTACGAAATCAGCTTCGTGCCGATGCCGGCCGACATGCACGCGCAGACGCGCGACGGCAAACGCCAGGACATTCGCACCCATACCGCCGTGATCGTCACTCGCTCCGAGGAGACTCCAATGCCCGAGACGCAGGTTCAGCAGCCATCCGCCGAGCGCCAGCCGTCGGAGTATCTCGTCGAGCAGCCCATCGGGCAGTCGCCGCAGCAGCGTGCGGCAGCGCCGGCCGCGGCGGCAGCGGAGCCGAACGATCGCGACCTTGGCGCGACGCAGGAGCGCGAGCGCGTGCAGGGCATCCTGACGGCCACACGGGCGGCTCGCCTCCCGCAGGCCTTCGCCGATCGCCTCATCGCCGATCCGGCGATGACGCTCGTGCGCGCGCAGTCGGCGGTGTTCGCCGAAATGAACGGCCGCGAGCCCGACCTCCCGATTCGCGGCGGTCAGCCGGAGATCACCCTCGTCGATGGCGGCCCACTCGTACATCAGCGTGCCGGGATCGAGAACGCGCTCCTCCACCGGGCCGCGCCAGCGATGTTCGCGCTCGACGACAAGGGCCGGGAGTACCGCGGCCTGTCGATGCTGCGCATCGCGGAGATCTACCTGAACTCCCGCGGCGTCCGCACGACCACCATGAACCCCGACACCATCTCGCGGATGGCGCTCGGGCTCGACACGAGGGCCGGCCTCCACACGACTTCGGACTTCGCGAATCTGCTCGCCGACGTGGCGAACAAGATCCTGCGTCAGGCCTACGAGGCCGCGCCGCAGACGTTCCAGCCGATCAGTCGTCAGCGCACCGCGAGCGACTTCAAGCAGATCAACCTCGTGCAGTTGGGCGAAGCCCCGGCGCTGCTCGAGGTGCTCGAGCACGGCGAGTTCACCCGCGGCACCATCGGCGACGCGAAGGAACCGTTTCGCCTGAAGACCTACGGCCGCGTTTTCGGCATCACGCGCCAGGCGCTCATCAACGATGACGTGGACGCCTTCTCGCGCGTGCCGATGTTGTTCGGCCGTTCGGCGCGCAACCTGGAGTCGGACGTCATCTGGGGCCTCATCACGGCGAACGCCGCGATGCAGGACACCTTTGCCATCTTCTCGACGCAGCACGCCAATCTGCAGGCCGACGGCGACGTCATCTCGATCGACTCGCTGAGCCGAGCACGCCAGGCCATCCGACTCCAGACCGGCCTGGACGGCGTGACCATGCTGAACCTCACGCCGCGGTACCTGATCGTGCCGCCATCGCTCGAAACGGTCGCGCAGCAATACGTGACGCTGACCATCCAGGCGATCGAGGCCATCAACGGCAACCCGTTCGCCGGCACCATGCAGGTCATCGTCGAGCCGCGCCTCGAGGCCAACAGCTCGACGGCGTGGTATATGGCCGCGTCGCAGGACCAGATCGACATGGTCATCTACGCGTACCTGGAAGGGCAGAGCGGGCCGGCCATCGAGCAGCGTCTCGGGTTCGACATCGACGGGCTGGAGATCAAGGCCCGCCACGACTTCGGAGCGGTCGTCGCCGATTTCCGCGGTCTTCACAAGGATCCGGGCGAGGGCGTCAGCTAGTCCTGGCCGCTGAGCGCAGGACGCACACAGAGAGGACGACATGACGAACTACGTGCAGCCCGGAGAAGTGCTCACCCTCACCGCCCCGAGCGGAGACGTTGTCGCCGGCCGGCCGTATCTGATCGGTTCGCTGCTGGTCGTCGCCACGATCTCCGCTGAGGAGACGCTGCCCTTCACCGGCATCACCGTCGGGGTCGTCAGCTACACCAAGCCCGGATCGCAGGCGTGGACCGAGGGCGCGAAGATCTATTGGGACGACTCGGCCAAGAAATTCACCACGACCGCTGGCGGCAACACGCTCGTCGGCGTTGCGGTCGAGGCTGTCGGGTCCGGCGCCGGCGAGACGACTGGCAAGGTCAGACTGGACGGCGTCGCCCGATAGGCGCGCGCCGGCAGACCGATGTCCTGGGTTGGCCTGGTTCGGGAGATCCAATTCGCCAGCCAGGTCCTGAGCGTCGATGTGGTGGTGACGCGTCCGGCGCCAGACGACGAGCCCATCGAGACGCGCGGTATCTGGCTCACGCCACCACAGGAGGACGTCCCGCAGGGCGCCACCTTCACCAGGCGCGAAGCGGTGCGAGGGATGGCGCTCCGCCGGGACGAGGTCCCATCGGTACCTGCGGGCACCATCATCGTCGCACCCGAGCTTCCGGACGGCGAGCCCGAGACGTGGGTCGTCGATGGCCACGAACGACAGGAGGGCGATCACCAGCGCGTGATCGTGCGCAGGCGCTGTGACGACACCGCGTAATGGCCACGCTCACCAGACGGCAGCGCATCCTCGAGGCAATCAAGGCGAGGCTCGTCCGAATTCGCGTCGAGTACGGTTCCCAGACCGACCTGGGGTTGCAGGTCTACATGGGAGAGGTGCCGACCTTCGGCCCGGACGACCACCAGCAGATCCTCGCCATCATCCCGCGCGAAGACGTCATCGACTCGCAGCAGGTCGGCAAGGTCTTCTTGTACCTGCCGATCGATGTGGCCGTCGTCGTCACGCCGACCGTGGCGAAGCCATGGGCCATCGTCGAAGCTGGCCTGGCGGACATCAAGGTCGCCATGGAGACCGGCGACCTGTCGCTCGGTGGGCTGCTGGTGCCTGGCCGCGACAATCCGCAGGGCATGCTCCGTGGCACGACGGAGCCATTCCCGCGGCGCTCCGGATCGGACGTCGTCGGCGCCCTCGTCACCTACGTCTGTCACTACGCCGAGGCGATCGGCAACCCCTACGCGTGAGGCCCAGCGATGGCGCGCGTTGAGGTGCGTCTGGGCGAGGCCGAGCGCGCCCTCGAGCGGCTTAGCGCGAAGACCGACGCGCTCGAGCGCCGCGTCCTGAGCCGTTCGCTGACCAGCACGCGCGCGTTCCTCGCTCGAGAGATCGCCGGCGATCTCGGCCTGCGCGTCGGCATCGTCCGCGAGGAGATCAAACCGCACGTCGATGTCGCCGGGCATGTCGCCCGCTTGAGCGTGGCCGGCGCGCGTATTCCGCTCGTGCAGTTCTCGGCCCGTGGTCCCCAGCCTTCCCGCGGGCGTGGGTCTGGCGTGCGGTACCGCATTGGGGCGCGCGCTGGCCACATCCCACGCGGGTTCATCGCGACGATGCGATCCGGGCACCGCGGCGTCTTCGAACGTGCCGATAAGGCCGGGCGGCCTCTGACGACGCGGCTCCCGATCCAAGAAAAGTTCGGGCCGTCCCTGCCGCACGTCTTCGTCAAGTTCACGCCCGCGGCCCTCGCCTTCGGCGGCGAGCAGCTGCAGAAGAACCTCGCGCACGAGCTGCGCTTCGCGCTGGCTCAGAAAGGGTGACCGGTCATGGGACTCCCGAATGCCTACCCGTACGAAGTGATGGGCGCGCCGCATTCGCTGTACATCGCGACGTTCGGCACGGCGCGCCCGGCCCTGAACGTCGCCGATCCGACCGGGGTTGGCTGGACGCTCATTGGCCTCAACGGCAACAAGAGCTACGCGGAAGAGGGCGTGCGCGTGAACAGCCCGGCGGCCTACAACTTCTTCCGCGGCTACGGCAGCGCGGCCCCGCTGAAGGCCTTCCGGAGCGAAGAGGACGTGATGTGCCAGGTCGTCCTGGCCGACATGACGCTGGAATCGCTGGCGCTGGGGTTCAACAAGCTGTCGAGCGGCGTCACCGAGGTGGGCATCACCAGGACGCTCGGGCTCTCGCGAGGGCTTGGCGTGATGACGATGGCGCTGCTGGTCCGTGGGCCGTCCCCGTACATGGACGACGGCATTGCGCAGTTCTGGATTCCGGTCGCCGCCAACGTCAGCGCGGTCGAATTGGCGCTCCGACGGGACAACGGCACGGCCTATGGCCTCGAGTTCAGGGCCCTCTACTACGCCGACGCGACGGCCGGGGAAGAGATGGGCGTCTACGAGGCCGAGGACGAGACGACGTAGATGCGGCGATCGGACGGCCGGATGGATGTCGCCGCACGTCGGGCCCAGCTGACCGCAGCCGTCCAGCACCACAAGTACGCGATACGGCATCACCGAGAGGCGATGCAGACCGCAGCCAGGGAGCTCGCAGCGCTGAGGTGCACGGAGCTCCCGCCAACAGCAGGCGCAGAAGGAGACCTTCATGGCCGATCCGAAGAACGGGAACCCGATCCTCGATCTCGACGCGCTGGTTAGCGGCGCGTCCATCCGCATCGCCGGGACCGACTATCCACTAGTGACACCAACGCGGTTGCCGCCGCTCGACGGGCACCGCTTCGGCCGGTACGCCTCTCGGATTGATGACCTCTCGACCAAGACCGATCTGACCGAGGCCGAAGAGACCGAGCTCGCGGCGCTGCCGGATCGCATGTGCCGGCTCGTGCTCCGGGCGCCCAGCGAGGTGCACCAGGCGCTCGACGACGTGCAGCGGATGGCGATCGTCGAGGCTTTCATGACGGTCCCACCGACAGCCCGGACGGTGGGAGCGACGACCGCGAGCCCGGGCCACCCATCGACTGGGGCGTCGCCGTCGCCCGGCTCTGCCGTTTCTACCGACTCGACCCCATGACCGTGATCGCCGAGACCCCGTCCTGCCTCGTTCAGGCGCTGTTGACGATGCTGCCGCGTCTGGAGGCCGAGGAATCCCAGCTGGCGGCCACACGGGCTGCTGTGGGCGCTTGGACGGCAGGCGACAAGGCGGCTGAGATCCAACGTGGATGGATCGCGCAGGCCGCCGCGACGTCAGAGCGGCCAGCAGTCATGCCGCGTGTGGACGTGCTCAAGGCGCACGGGTTCAAGGTCCGCCGTGTTCCGAAGGTGAGGCCGTAGGGCATGGCCGCCGGGCAGCGCCTATCCCGCGCGTATCTCGAGCTCGCGCTCGAGCGCACGCAGTACAGCCAGGGTCTCGCGCAGGCGAAGGGTGAGCTCATCCGATTCGGCGCGGAGGCCAAGCGGGTCACCTTCCGCGACATGGTCCAGGGTATGTCGGCGGCCGGCCAGCAGGCGTCAGCCTCGTCGAAACTGATTGCCGGGGTGGGCGCTGCCGGGCGCCAGGCCGCGGTGGCACAGTTCGAGGCGGCCAGGGCCTCTCAGACCTGGACGCAGCGGCTGCAGGCGATGGGCGCGCAGTCGGCGATTGCCACGCGCGCCGGGTCCGCGCTCACCGGTGTCTGGAAGACCTTCGGCGCCACACTGGCCGTCGGAGCCGTGATTGGCGCCGCGCGATCGATCGGCGAATTCTCAGGCCGCATGATCGATCTCTCGCAACAGACCGGCATCGCCACGTCACGCCTGCAGGCGCTCGATGCGTTGGCCGCAGGCGTGGACCTGACGGTCGAGGATCTCGCGACCTCCGTGCAGCAGCTCCAGAAACGGTTGGCCGGCGGTGACGACTCGGCCGAGGCTGCCGTAGAGGATCTCGGCTTCGCGGTCGGCGAATTGCTCGCCATGAAGCCGGACGAGATGTTCATCGCCATCGGGGAAGCGGTGGCCAAGATCGAAGATCCAGCCGAGCGCACACTGAAGGTCTTCGAGCTCATGGGGCGGACCGGGACGCAGTCGCTGCGCCTCATGACGGACCAGCTGGGGAAGCTCGTCGACGATGCTGAGAAGAACGGGCCCATCATCCGGGACGAGGTCCTCCGGGCGGCCGACGCCTTCGACGAGTTCTTCGAGCGCGCCGAGCGCCGAGCCAATGCGACAGTCGCGAATATCTTCGGCACGCTCGCGGCTGGCGTCACGGGTTGGCGTGCGGTCTTCGACGGCGCGCTTTCGCGGCCGGCGCTGGGCCCACCATTTGACCCCAGCAAGGTCAAGACAGGCGCGACCGGCATCGTCCACGGGACCGGTATCCCCGCCCGCGACGCCGCAGCGGAGGCGGCAGCCGCGGCGCGGCGCAAGGAACGCGACCGGGCCGAGGCCGACTATCGCGAGCACCTGAACCGCATCGGGGAGCAGGAGATCCAGTCGATTGAGGACCGGCAACAGGCGGAGGAACAGGCCGCGGCGCGGCAGCGGCAATTCCTGAACGAGATCGGCGAGCAGGAGATCCGCGACCACGCAGATAGCATCCAGCAGAAAGAGGCGCTCGACGCGGAGTACCGCCAATTCCGAAACGAAATCGAGGAACAGATCATCACCGACCACGCGGCCTCGATCGCGCAGCAGGCGCAGATCGACTCGCAGTATCGCCAATTCCTGAACCAGGTCGAGGAGCAGCGGATCGAGCGCATCGCCGACGTGCAACGGCAGATCGTCGATCGGCAGCAGCGTTTCGCCGATGACCTGACCTACAGCATCACGAACGGGCTCGCCGACATGCTGGTCGGGCTGCGGTCCTTCCGCGATGGGTTTGTCGGAATCTGGCAGGACATCCGCCGGTCTGTGGCGAACGTCCTGAGCCAGATGCTCGCGGACTTCATTGGCGGCTATCTTCGGCGGGCGGTCGCCGCGGCCACGGGCGGCGCCCTCTTCGGTGGGGTCTCAGCCTCGGCCGGTACCGCGGCCGGGTTCGTCGGAGGCGGGCCGAGCATCGGCGGGATCGGAGCCCTCCTCTCGAATCCCCTCACATGGGCCGTCGCCGGAGGGATCGGCCTCGGTATCGCGCTCAAGAAAGGGATCTTCCGTGGCGGCGAAGAGGGGACGTCGGTCAACCCTCGGCGCGATCGCTTCGTGGGGCAGTTTGGCCCGCCAGGCACGGGTCCAGGCTCTGGATTTGCGAACTTCAACGCCGCGTTGCACAGCCGCCAGCTCTCGGCCGCGGTGTTCTCGGCTGACACCGTCGCGGAGTGGGAAGCTGCGCAGGCCGCAGCCGTTGAACGCTTCCGGATCATGGGTCGTCCGGTTCAGTCGTTCGCTCATGGCGGTTACGTGCCGCCTGGCGTCGTCATGCCGGCGATTCTGCACGGCGGGCGCCGCGGCGAGGTCATCACGCCGCTCGATCGGACGGAGACGGCCCAGCCTCAGAGGCCGATCGTCATCAACAACCACCTCCATATTGCCGGCGTGATTTCGCCGGAGACGATCCCGGAGATCCACCGCAAGTACATCGTGCCGCTGAACAACGACGCGCTCACCAGGAACGCCGGCGGATCGGCCACCGAGGTCCGGCGCGTCGTGCGAGGGCGGGCGTAATGGCGTACTTCTCAGCGCCGCATGAGGATCTGGCCCGAACCGCGACCGCCGTCACAGGGAGCGCGGAGGACCCCGCGTATCCAGGCGCGAACCTGATCTCAGAGGATCCAGCGAAGCCGGCGAAGCTCACGACCGCGACCGGATCGTGGGTCCTGCAGTTCGGCGCCAAGATCGCGCCCGTCGCCGCCTTCCTCTTCTATCAGTACCTGGATGCCGGGCTGAGCGTCTTGCTCCAGGCCAACGATACCGATTCGTGGGGGTCGCCGGCATTCTCGCAGGCGTTCACGATCCCGGCCAAGCGGCTCGATGGGCCCACGTATCAGAAGTGGACCGTCAGCCCATGGATCCTGCTCAATGACCTTCCTGATCCGACAGGGTATCTGTACTGGCGGCTGCAGATCGCCGGCACGAACAGCCAGGCGATCACGGTGGGGCGCCTCTTCCTCGCGTCGGCGCTCCACCGCCCGACCCTGTTTCACGATCCGGACATCCAGGAAGACGACGAGCAGTTCGACGTCTGGCAGCCGACCGAGTTGCGATCGGAAACCGTCATTCCCATAGGCGGACCTCGGCGCTCGGTCGCGGGTCTCTTGCTCGGCTCTGATCTGAGCGCCGGCACGTCGCCCGTGCAGAGCGCGGCGGACTTCCGCGCGCTCTATGAATCCGCCGAGGGTCGCGCGCATCCGTTCCCCTTCGTGCCCTTCGAGCTCAATGATGCGTGGCCCGTCAGGTTCGAGACGCCGAACGCACCCCGTGCGCACCACTCCGGCGGCTATCAGGCCTGGCGTTTCTCGGTCCGCGAAGTCTCGCGCGGGCTCCCGTGGCCATAAGCCGTGCCGGCGATCGTCTCCCTTCTCCCAGACCGGCAATACCCGGCGCCCGCGGCCGCGGACGGCGTCGTCGTGCAGCTGCCGGGCGGCTCGTGGTCGGATTCACCATACGGCGAGCTGATCGCCGAGGCCGACGCCGATTCGATCCTGACCGGGATCGTCGTCCGCCCGCCTGGGTTGATCTTCGACTCCTGGCCGTGGGAGGTCGACATCGCCGTGGGGCCAGAAGGCGAGGAGGGCGACAGTCCTCCGATTGCCACCTTCCGCGGGCACACGCAGGAGGTCTTCGCGAACTTCGGGTCAGACGGGCTCTACCTGCCCACGATCATCGGCGTCGATGCCATCCCGAACGGCTCGCGGGTCTCGGCCTGCTGGCGATCGTCGTCGACGAGCAGCAGCTATCAGATGGCCATTTCGGCGACCTATCTGAAAAAGCCGCTCGCCGGGACGTTCCTCTCGACGCCGAATCCGCTGCTCTGCTACCCGTCGCGGGCGGCTAATCTCTCGAGCACTAACCTCGTGTCTGACGCGCCGTGGGCCGACGGCGCGCCAGTCCAGATTTTCGGCGCCTCTGGCCCGGCGAAGGCCGTCGTCGCGGTGATGACGCACGTCGACTTCGTCAACCAGGAGTGGGAGCTCGACCTCTTCATCGGCGGGTCTGAGACCCCGGCGACGACGATTCGGTCGGCCCGGGCGGGCGTCTCGTCGCACCCGAACCGCACCGCGCTCGAGCATCCGCTGTTCGTGCCGGCGTCCACGTCGCTCAGCTTCGTCGCGCGCCTCTCGGATCCGCCGTCGCTGCCCTTGACGATCACCGCACAGGTGGCCGTCAACTACTTCGAGTTGCCGCTGTGAGCCGGATCACGAGCTCGGCGGTCAAGGTGGCGCCAGCGGCCGCGGACGGACTGCAAATCGTTACCGCTGCGTCGAATTGGGGCGACGGCGATTGGGTGGTCTTCCTCGAGGAGACGACGGCCGCCGACACCGCGGTCGCTGGCCTCGTGCTGCACACCGGCGACGACGGGTGGAGCGAACTGCAGGCGGAGGTCGGCTTCGGGATCTGCCGGGCCGGCTTCGAGTTCGATCCGACCGATGACACCCTCGAGATCGGGCACATCCGCGTGCAGGGCCCAAATTCCGGCAACGGCGGGCCCACGCGGTATTCCGTGCCGCACCCGATCTCCGGTATCCCGCCTGGCTACAGCGTGCTCCTGCGCATGCGCCAGGCGGGCGGCGGCGGCGGCGCGAAGACCCGCCAGGCCGCGCTCCTGTACTACGAGAACCTGGACAACGGCGAAGCGATCCCGTACACGGTCGCGCGGTTGACGAGTATCCCGGCCGGAACTGACTCGCTGCTGCTCACGCCATCGGCGACGCCCTGGGATCCCTCGCCGTGGGTGGAATTCGACCCGGAGGTTGGCGACCCGACGTACATCATGGGCGTGGCGCTCGGCAACCCGTCGGCCGACACCGATGTCGAGCTCGATCTCGGGGCCGGCGCCGCAGACGCGGAGGTGCCGCTGACGACATTTCGCGTTGGCACCTACGCGGCCGATGCCGGGCGTCTCAACAACGTCAATCTCCCGGGCCTCATGCCGATCACGCCAGCCAGCCGCCTGGCGGCGTGCATGCGGAAATCGGGCGCGAGCACGACGCCGATGGCGGTCGCGTTCCTGGCCTACGTGGGCGACCTCGAAGGCGGATCGGAGGGCGGCGTGATCGGGCCATACCTCTGGATCACGATTCCGATCCGGCCTCCCGTGGTGTAGGCGGTGGGCACTTCCGTCAAGGACATCCGCTCGAAGAACCAGGGCTCAGGGAACAACTGCGTCCTCGACGCCTTCTCCGTCGATCCCGCGTCGGGGGATGCCATCTTCGCTGTGACGGCCAGCTTCTCGTCCGTCTCGCACTCGGCGCCCACCGACTCGATGGGCTCCACCTATACGCAGATCGGGAGCACCACGGACTACTCGGGCGCGACCGGCGGATTTCTGGTCTCGTTCTGGTACGCGCAGAATGTCAGCGGCGGGAGCGGCGTCCAGGTCACGCTGAAGTGCAACAATCCCTTCGGCTTCATGGGCGGATGCGCCTGGCTCCTGACGGGCGTGCCGGCCTCGGCGTACAACGGCGACGGCTCGATCACGACCGGATCGGCGACCTCAACGCCGACATCACCAACCGCATCGACGCCGGCCGGCGCCACGTTCTTTATCGGCGCCATCGCCGCGATCAGGAATACCTCCGATCCATCGCTCACCGACGGATCCGGCTGGAATACAACCGGCCAGTACGGGATGGATGCCTCGATCGTCGCACGGGCTGAAACCGGCGGCAATTCGATCTACGTCTCGACCGAGTACAAGGTCTCGAGCGCCGGGGAACAAGCGACGTGGGGGGCCAACGCCACGGCGCTCACCTACGCGTCATTTATCGCCAGCTTCGGATCCGAGGACGCGCAGATCGACGGGGCCTTTATCTCGTCGGGCTCGCAGCTCTTCGCCGGGCACATTCCGCAGGACGCTAGCGGCGCGCATCTCTCGTCCGGTGGCCAACTCTTCGCGGGATCCGTCACGGCAGATCTCACCGGCGCGACGATCGCGAGCGGGCATGTCCTCTTTGCTGGCGCCGTCACGACCGACGCCGCGATTGACGGGGCCACGATCGCCTCCGGATCGGTGCTCTTTGCTGGCGCCGTCGTCGGGTCGATTACGGGCGCGCGGATCCAGAGCGGTCTCCAACTCTTTGCCGGCTCCGTCGCGCCATGGTCCTCGATCGCCGCGCCGATCGAGGTCTCGCCCTCGCCAGTCATCGGGCCGCTCGGATCGCTGCTGTACATCTTTTCCGATATCGAGATGAACTGCCCGGCCGAGTGGTACGGCGGGCCGAAGGATGCGCGCGTCGAGCGGACGGGATACGGCGAGCGGACCGCGTCGGACTTCGTCACGGGCGAGCCAACGAGCGCCACGATGACGTTCCGCCTCGCCGACAAGGACTTTTTCTTTCGCCGGGCGATGGCCAGCCGCGATCGTCGCCATTGGATCGACCCGGTCACGGTCCATATGACGACCCGGGACAACCGCGCAGCGCTTGGGCAGGCGTATCTGGTCTTCGTCGGCCCGATCATCGATGCGCAGCCCGCGCGGCCGCTGGCCTGGGAGTTCACCCTCGCCGATGTCGTCACACAGCGGATCCGGAACGACCGCGCGGTGCATCCGTCTCGGCTGATCGGCGACGGCTTCATCCACGACGTGAATCCAAATGCCCTCGGCACGAGGGTGCTGCTCTCGTCGGCGCTGAACTACGAAACGCCAGAGCCCACCATCTACGGCGAGCATCGTCGCGTCCGCGATGTTGACCCGCCATCCGCGCATGGCTTCGAGGTCGATCTGACCGAGCATTACCTCGGGATCTGGAACATCGACGGCAGCGACAAGCACGTCTGGATCGCGGCTGCGCACGCCTGCGCCGGATTCCCCGATGTCAACGTCGTGGCGCCAGACGGGACGCACACCACGGTGATTCCAGACGAGGGCCTGGGCTGGTGGATCCCGCATTATGCCGGGTGGACGAGCATCTTCGGCGCGCCCTACGTCGACATCAGGAGTACGTCGTTCGGGAACGACCGGCGGTACGCCCTGATCCTTGGCCTGGTCGGGTTGCCGAACCAGGATGCGTGCGCCTATTCGAGCGGTGGCTATGCCATGGACCCCGCGCCGGAGGTGCCGCTACGGCTGATGGCGTTCATCGACGGGATCGAGCCGAACGGGGACGGCAGCGGCGGGGTGATCTGGCAGGGACCGCTCCAGTACAAGCATTGGCAGAAGAACTATGGCACGCGGACCGCCGCGGACAGTTATCAGGCTGGGCCATGGAAGGCATCGCCGGTGTGGTCGCTCCCGTTCGGCGATGGCGATGTGCCGCTGGTCGACGAGCCGAGTTACGACGTCGTCCAGGCGATCGGCGAGCTTCGCTATCCATCGGACGGCGGGGAGCCGCCGCGGGCCGGGATCGTCGGCGCCGCCATCATCGGCGCCAAGGCTGGCGACGTGCATCCGCTCACGTACTGGGAGGCGGTCTTCAATCGCTCCAACTTCACCGCCAGCGGCTGGACGCGCCGCGGTCAGCATCGCATCGGCACGCCGCACCCGACCGAGGCGGTGAAGGCGGCGGCGCGGCTGTACACGGACGCGCTAGAGATGCGTGAGGGGAGCTTCGAGACGATCATCCGCGGACGCGATCAAGCGAATCGGATTCCCTGGCGGAATGACCCCGACTATGCCTCGGGGACGTTCAAGGGATCTGGCAAGGTCGACGCGGGCGATTCGATCGCGAATTACGACCGGGAGATCCTCGGCGCCGAGCGGCTCCTCAATTTCGCGCCTGGCGTGACGATGGCGACGCACATCGCCTTTCTGCACTCCTGGCTCTTCAAAGACCCGCCGCGCGACGTAGTCTTCGAGGACACGGTCGGCCCGGATCCGATCACCGGGGAATCACTCGGCTATTCCGACCTCTTCGACTGGATCGCCTACCGGCACTATGGCGCCGTCGGCACGGCTGGTCAGATTCGGCTGGCCTGGATCGTCCGCAACCAGGTGCAGGCCGGCGCCAGAAAGGTGCTCGCGCAGGCCTGGGACCTCGACGACCTCATCGGCTTCGACATACCGATCGAGGTCGCGCCGACGGTGAACGACACCTGCGAGACGGCGATCACGATTCCCAACGGGCCCGACGAACCGTACGCCATCAACCTGGATACGACGGCGCACGCGACCGACAGCGAGGTCGCCGGCATCGCAGGGCTCCCGGGCCCTGCCGTCGGCTATCACCCGGCGCACTTCGCCTTCACGCCGCCATCGGACGGGACGCTCTTCCTCACGACCGTTCATAGCCTGTACGACACGCAATTGGCGGCCTGCACGGGCGCCTGCGGCGCGCTCGAATTAATGGACGGCGGCTACAACGACAACGACGGGATCCTGAAGACCAGCGTGCTAGAGCTCGCCGTTGCTGGCGGCGTGCCGCTGCACATCATCGTCTACGGCTACGGGCCAGACGACGGCGGCGCGCTCACCTTCGGACTGCTTTTTACCGCTACGTAAAACGGAGGACCCCATGGACACCATTCATCTCGTCAACCGCGTCCGCATCATCTTCATGCTCATCGCGCTGATAGCGCTCGTCGGAGTCACCTCGAAGGCTCAAACGCTCGACAACTTCGAGCTTCGCATCTACGCGTCCGGCGCGACGACGCCGTCAGTGACCAGCACGTCGCCAGCCTCAGCCATCTTCTGTAATCAGACGATGCCCGCCACGCCTGCAGTGCCGCCAATCAACCCGCGCTTCCTCTACTGGGTCGATCCGGTGAACGCCGGGAAGGCCTGCCGCTGGGATCTCGGGGCTGGTGCGGGGTCCTTGCTCGCGAAGCTGACGACCGCGGGCATCTACTCGGGCAGGCTCGTCTCGAGCATGCTCGGGCAACCCAGCATCGAGAGCACGCCAGCGACCTTCGAGCGGGTCGTCGCGCCGCCGGCACCGTCAGGGCTGGTCTTCTCGCAGTAGTCAGTCGCCATCACATTCTGTGCAAACGACCAAGGAGCCCTCATGGAGATGCGGCGCAAAGACGAGATCATGGAGATTGTTCGAGCCGCCATGCGAGAGCACGGGAGTCTGCACAAGAACGGCGAGACCCGGAGTCAGTACATCACGAGGACGTTCCCTGTCTACATGTCGATCGGGACGTTCGCCGGCACGATCATTCTGGCCATCTTCACGCTCGGCGGCCGCGCGGTGCAGATGGAATCGAACGCCACTGAGGCACTCGCTAAGGCCAACGCCGCTGCGGCCGCGACGGCAACTGTGAACGCAGAGCTCACCAAGGAAATCGCGGCGCTGCGGACGATCATCGGCAAGCAGGCCGAAACGCTCGATGGACGCCGCGCGCAACTCGCCACCTTAGAAGACCGGCAGCGCATGGCCGTCACGCGTCAGGAATTCAACAACGCCGTCGAACGCCTGACGCTGGCGTTTAGAACCATGACCGATCGGCTCGCGAACATCGAGCGTCGACTCCCAACACCATGAACACAGAAAGGACCGACCAAATGAAATTCCTCCTCTCCGTCATCATCACTGCGCTGATCTGGGTGCTGCTGCCGTCGCTCGTGTCCGCGCAGACACCAGTCAAGAACCCGACGCTCGTCATCGTCCCGGCCTGCCCAGACCACGACCAGGACACCGGGCACGAGATCGAGATCCTGACGCCGCAAGGCTCCTCGGTTCAGGTACTGCAGGTGGGTGATCCGCCGCGTGAGCCGAACGGTGAGGTCAGGTTCCAGGTCAACGTCCAGCCGATCAAGTTCGGGCAGTACGTCGTAGTGGTGCGTGCCACGGCCGGGGCGGTCAAGTCGGACAACTCTCCGCCCTCGGATGCGTGGGAGCGCGTCCCTGGGGCGCCCTCGAAGCCGGCCGTCCAATGACACGGCTCCTGCTCGGACTGGCACTCCTTGGACTCCTGACCGGCTGCGCGCCGCGGACGGCGACGCTCCAGCCGGTCCTCCCCACGCCGATCACCGACCCGCTCCCTGACGATCAGGGACGTGGGCAGATCTGCTTGCGAGTCGCGGTGGAACTGCTCGACCGGGTCTACGGCTATCCATGGCGCTGCCTGACGCTCGACCGCCTGCGCGAGCTGGTGCCGGATCCATGAGGGGGATAATCGCGGCGGGGTTCATCGCGGCGCTCGTGGCCGGCGTGGGGCTTCGGGCACAGGACCCGCACGCGTACTTCAACGGGTTGGTGAGCAGCCAGTATCACTGGAAGTCCTGGTCCCTCCGTGATCCGAAGCAGCTCGGTGGCGCGACCTATGTGACGTATGCCCCGTCCACCGACACTGACCCGCAGAAGCAGGACGCGGCGAAGGTCCGGATCCTGCCGTTCTACAACACGACGACCCTAACCGCGCCGGTCGATGCGACCGCTACGGTTCTGACGATGGCGGACGGCAGCACCGGCTTGTTCCCAAAGGGCCGGGTGTTCCGTGTCGGCGCCGAAGTCATGACCACGGTCACCACACTCGGCAACGGGCAGGTCCAGGTCACCCGCGCGACGTACGGGAGTGTCGCGGCGCCGCATCCGGCCGGCGCGCAGGTCCAGCACGCGACCAACAGCCTGCGGAGTCAGGTCCGCCTTGCGCTGTCCATGCAGGACGCGCATTCGTATCTGCTCGTGTGGGACAGCTATTGGACACGGTCCTACCTCGGGATCGACTTCAATCACAAGGCGTTTCAGCTCTCATCGGGTGGCAGCAACGGCGACCAGATATGGCTGGAGCCTGGCAGCTCCTACGGGCCAGCGTCGGGGCCGTGGAACCCTGCGACCGACGTCTCACGGCTCCACCTTCGCACCTACAACCAGCCGAACGGGCCGCCGCTCTGGTCAGACAGCACGGGGAACCAGACAGGGCCAGGCACCATCACCAACGCGGGTGAGATTCGCTTGGTCAACGGCTTCGTCACGAAGCACGGCGTGTGGGTGAGATGGTTCTTGCGGCTCGAGCAGCGCGCGAACGATTATGACCCGGTCGATCTGTGGGTCGCCGACGAGACGCGCGACCCGGTGCGCCTTGTCCAGAATGCGCTGGTCTCAGTGCGGCCCACGGGCCGATTCCCGAACGTCGTGTATCAGTGGTGGGTCGAGTTCAACACGAGCACCGACGACTACCAGCGTGTCGACAATAGGGAACTTATCGCCTACGTGCGGAATCTGGCCGTGCTGCGCGACGTTCCGCTCGACCGGTTGCCGGAGTACCTCGTGCGACCTGGCGCGTCGGTGCCTCCTTCCCCATCGCTCCGGCCGCCAGGCAAGCCGATGGTGTATTGATGCACGACTGTCCGCACTGTGAGGCGGTCGGCTCCGTCGAGCCAGCCGGCTACATCGTGCTCGCGGACGAGATCCCGCCGCTCGGCATCATTCAAGCGCGGCGGTACTACTGCTCCTGTTGCGCGCGGTACAGCTATCGATCGGAGAGCGGGAAGCGGATCGTCGAGCAGGACGTCAACGGCGTCATCATCGACGGCCCATAGAGACGGCCGGCCCTGACTCGTGCGAGCCTGCCGATGGGAACGCGACTACCCCTGTCGCGAGGTGGGTTGTCGGCGATCAGGGTCGGCCGCTGCCGTCTTCGGGAATGTCGACGATGGCCGCTGGCGGAATCGGCGTGAGCACAGGCGGCCTGCGAGACCGATACGCCACTCCGCCGACGAGTGAACCGAACGCGGCGCCGAAGAATACGAGCGCCGCCGGATAGCCGTAGTCGTCGAAGAACTCCTGCCCGCGCAGCAGGTTCATTCTCTCCGCGGTGACCTCCTCGCCGCGGCGCAGGGGTGGAACGCGGACGCCTGTCATCTCAATCATCGCGAATCCAAGGAATCCTGTCACCAGCGCCGCCGCGAAATACGCGCCGCGGTAGGCGCGACCGCCGACGGCCCAGATGATGGGCACCACGATGACGATGACGGCGATCAGGACTTCCATGTGTCGGGCACTCCGTTTACAGGCATAGGTCTACCCTGACATTCGCCGCAAACGTTCATCGATGAGGCGCTCGATCACGGCTGCCGCGCTTGGGTCGACGTCCAGCAACTGCCGCACCTTCTGAACGAGCGGCGGAGAGGATGTCGAGGAGTTCATCGGCAATGCCTTGCAAGCGATCGAGTTGAGTTTCGAGCGCGTGGATTCGGTGGTCCCTTTCCGTGAGTAAACGAGTCGCAGCGGCATCGACGGATGGCCCTCCCAGCTCAGCCGTGGATGCTTGATCGGGGCCATGACGTAGTAGGTCACTCCCGTAGTTCTGCTCGACAAATCTGATCGCCAGCGACCGGTAGTCGAGCCCGTAAGCGTCTGCGACTGCGCGGAGCGTCCCGGCGTCGGGGTGTTTTGTGCGGCCCTCCTCCAGGTACCGGAGTGACTGCGCGGTCAGGGCCTTGTGCTTCTTCCCGCGCGCGGCGTTGACTGCCTGCTGCGCGCTCCAACCTCTCGCCTCGCGGAGTTTCGCGAATTCCAGGCCTATTTTTTCGTGAAAGACGGGCCTCCCCGTCGGCATAACCCCCAATCGTAGCGGCCCGGCGTGGCATTGCAACAAGCGGGAAAAATCAGGGCTTGACATTGCAACAACACGCGCCGTAGTCTCTTGTTGCGATGCAACAAACAACACGGTTCGATGTTCAGCGGATGCAAGACGACATGGCCCTGAAGGGCTGGCAGCCGACGGATCTTGCGCAGCGCGCTGATGTTGCTCGATCAACGGTCTCGCGCTTTCTGTCCGGCGAGAGCCAGACGTCGCGCGTCGCAAAGAAGCTCGCTGAGGCCCTCGGCTATTCGGTGCGTCGGTACTACCTCGTCACCCGCGAGACGGTGACCGCATGAAAAAGGGCACCCCAGAAGAACGCGCGCGACACGCTGCAAACCAGCGCGCCTACCACGCCCGCAACAGGGAACGCCTGAATGCGGAACAGCGGAGGCGCTCGAAGACGCCGCGCGGTCTACAACAGCGCCGTGCCTCAGCCGCAAGGTGCCAACCATGGCGGCGGCGATCAGCCTACGCGTCAGCATTCGCACATCAGTCGAATCGGCGAGCCGCGAGGTTTGGCTGTCAGGAGAGGCTTACCGCGACGCAGGTCAGGGTGATCGATGGGCCCTGCGCCTATTGCAATGGCGACGCTCGTGGCTGGGATCACGTTGTTCCGTTGTCGAAGGGCGGCCGGAACCACTTGTCGAATCTCGTTTCGTGCTGCGAGGGGTGCAATAAACGCAAGCACACGAAGCTGCTGCCAGCATCGGCGCTTGCGTCGCTTGGTGTGTCCGCATGACCAACCTCGCCGCCCGCTGCCAGCTCTGCTCCTGCATCGGCGCCCGCCAGTACGCCGTGCTCGAGGACGTCATCGCGCTCTGCGCCGGCTGTTACGAGAAGACGGTCGACGCTGTTTGCCGCGCATCGAAGCCGCAGCCCACGAGGCGACGGCTGGTTGACCTCCTCTACGCGTGGCGTCACCGGAGGGCCTCGTGATGGCCACCGAACAACCGGTCCGCGTCGTCGAGCGCCCGCGTAAGGTCCTGACCAGCCTCGAAGAGCCGCTGCCAGTGCGGATTGAGATACCGCCGGCCCTTGTCGGTCGGTTTCGGCAACAACACGAGCAACGGCAGAAGGAGCTGCGTCGGCTCGCTTTCCAAGGATCGATTCATGGAGGCGACTGTAACGACGCGGTCGGGCAACGGTCCACGCGTGGTTCCGGAGAAACGTCCGGAGATGGTGAAGGCGGTTCTCCGCAAACCGGACAAGCACGTGAGTTCGGCCCAAATCGGCGCGTGCTTGGAGGCGGCGCGGCACGCGGCCGGATGGAATCTCGACCAGCTCGCCCACGCGCTCGACAAGGATCCTCGGCAAGTGCAGCGGTGGATCGACGGTAAGGAACACGCCCAGATCGTCGCGGTGTTCAACGTGCCAGAACTACAAGCGCCGTTCGTGATCGCGTTGGCCGCACTGGCGCCGGGCTGCGACATCGTGACGACCATCTCGATTCGGAAGAGGGCCTGATGCCGAAGCGGTCGATCGTTGAACTCGAAAAGAGCCTCCGCGCTCAGGTGGTCACCGAGGAGCAGGCCATCGACGCGCTGCAACAAGACGTCGATCTTCGGCGCTTGAAGCTCGACGTGCTCAAGAGCGTCTTGGCCCAGGTCGAGGGCGAAGACAGCGAGGCCGCGTCGTGACGCCGTACTGGGCCACCTTCCGTGACCAACGGCAGTGGATGGACTCCATCGCCGTGGTCGGGCATCTGCAGCAGAAGGAAGACGAGCAGGTCGCCGCGGCGCTGCCGACGATTCGCCTCGTGTCGCGGCCACCGATGGTCGATGACGGTCACGCCGGGCGGGTCAGGGTCGACTGGTGGGCCGTGCTCGGCGGCGCTCTGCTCGCGCTCTCGGCGCTCTTTCAGCTGTGGCTGATCAGCCTGGTGGTGGGCTCATGAATGACAAGGTCGTGGACGCCATCTTCTGGTTCTGGCTCGGGGGACTGGTGCTCGCCATCGCGCACCACGTCATGTGGCACTGATGAGCATCGCCACGAGCGTCGTGCATCGCCTGTCAGCCTGGGAGGCCGTCGCCAACGGTATCTCCGTCCGTCGGTGCACCAACTGTCGAGAGGTTCAGTTCGTGCGGCACGCCGGTGACACGTCGAACATCTGGCACCACGAGGGCGACCGGATTCGCGTACACGGCAACGGGTTCAGGGAACGGACCGAGGGACCGGTCACGTGCGAGGCGGCGGCATGAAGCACCCCATCTTCTCGGCAACCTGGCGCGTGGCGATGAGTTCGCTGATCTGCGCGATTGGTGCCGAGGTCGTGCGTGACGACCGGATGTTGATGTTCGCGCTGACCTACGGGCTGGCGCTGGTCTTCGGGGCGTTGAGCGTGTTCGAGAGGAGATGAAGAACATGAAGATGACATTGGTTCGGCAGGGTGACGTGCTGTTGCGGCCAACGAGGCGGAAGGTGTCCGCCAGCGCGAAGACGGTCACCGACAAGGGCCGCACGATCCTGGCCTATGGCGAGGTTACAGGCCACGCGCACGAGGTTATCGCCGGCACGGACATCGAGCGGCACCAGGCGCGATACGGCGACGACGTGCCTCCGATGCAGTTGTTCGAGGAGCCAGACGGCAGTCGCCTCCTCGTCGTGCGAGGCCCGGCCACGCTCCGGCACGAGGAGCACGGCCCAATCGCGCTCGTGCCTGGGCACTACGAGGTCATCCGCCAGCGTGAGTATGCGCCTGGCGCGCTGCGGTTCGTGGCGGACTGACGTGGCGCGAACGGTCGACTTCGATCGATACGTCGCGGCCTGCGACTACCCGGGGACGATCTCTCCGGAGGTCGTTACGGAGTCGCTCGCGGCGTACATGGCGGCGCTGGGCGTGACGCGCGAGGTGCGGCAGCTACCAGTCGATTGGGACCTAGCCACCGAGGAGCCGCTGAGGCGAACCGTCGTGGCTGTTCTGGAGGACTTCGCCAGGCGTACTGGTAGGACGTTCGACGCCGCCCGCGACGCCCGCGACGCCCGCGACGCCCGCGACGCCCGCGCCGCCCTCGACGCCCGCGACGCCCGCGACGCCCGCGACGCCCTCGACGCCCTCGACGCCCTCGACGCCCGCGCCGCCCGCGACGCCCGCGACGCCCGCGACGCCCTCGCCGCCCGCGACGCCCTCGCCGCCCGCGACGCCCTCGCCGCCCGCGACGCCCGCGACGCCCGCGCCGCCCTCGCCGCCCGCGACGCCCGCGCCGCCCGCGACGCCCGCGCCGCCCTCGCCGCCCGCGACGCCCGCGCCGCCCGCGACGCCCGCGACGCCCGCGACGCCCGCGCCGCCCGCGCCGCCCTCGACGCCCGCGACGCCCGCGACGCCCGCGACGCCCTCGACGCCCGCGACGCCCGCGACGCCCGCGCCGCCCTCGACGCCCGCGACGCCCGCGACGCCCGCGACGCCCTCGACGCCCGCGACGCCCTCGCCGCCCGCGCCGCCCGCGA